GAGAAGGCGGCGAACCCCGGCGGCACCACCGCGGTCAGCTGCTGCGGCGCCAACCCGGGCATGGTGAGCTGGTTCGTCAAGGAAGCGCTGCCTCATTCGCGCAATTTTTTCCTGGGAGGTAAAATCCTGGCTGGTGCGCGTCGTGTTGGCCGAAAAAGGCAGCACCATCACGCATCGCGTAAAAACGACGGTCATGGCGAAACCGGTTGCAATGTCGGATAAAAGCGATTACGCATTTGCCATCGAAAAGCGACATGGAGCAATGTCGATGCGTGGTTACGCTGCAATCGGGCTGGTTTCGCCAAAGCATGCGGTGAACGTCGGTCAGGTGATCCGGGCGGCTGGGTGCTATGGCGCGGCGATGATCGCACTGGAGGGGCGCCGCGTCGATGTGCGGGCATGTACCGACACGATGAAGATGTACCGGCATATCCCGGTCATCCGCGGCGACGATCTGCACGAGATGATCCCGTTTGACTGCGTTCCGGTCGCCGTGGATCTCGTTGATGGTGCGGAGAGCCTGACGAGCTTCCAGCATCCACGATCGGCATTCTACGTGTTCGGCCCCGAAGACAGCACGCTCGGCAAGCGGCATCTCGACTGGTGCGCCAAGCGCGTGATGATCCCGATGCGGGGCTGCTCCAACCTCGCCGCGACCGTCAACGTCGTCCTCTACGATCGGATGGCGAAGCACGATCGTCAGACGCGCGGCATCTCGAATACCTCCCTGGTGGAGGCTGCGTGATGGCTCGCATGTCTTTCACCGACGCGCTGGGCCTCGTCGACGATGACCTGCCCGACGGCGCCTACTTCGCTATGGCCTACGACATGGCCGGGCTCGAGTACGGCAACGGCTTCGGCGATCTCTCGGTCAACAATATGCCGCTCACCGGGCGAGGGTCAGGGAAGAAGCATCGCCCCCACGTCTGCGAATATTGCCGCAAGCCGTTCCGGACCGACCGAGCACTCGGCGACCACCGGCGCGACGTGCATGCGAAGCGGATGGCGCGTGAGGGGCGGACGTGATGTCGCGGTCACCCTGGCGGGACTACCCGTCGAAGATGGCGGCGAAGGTCGCGCAGCAGAACGCGATCATCCTCGCAGCCTTCCGCCGCGGCTTCGACACGGCTGAGCTTAGCCGGATTCTGCGCCGGCCCGAGCCCGACATCGTGAAATCCATCGACCGCGCTCGCGAGGCTGAGCGGGCGCACAGTCAAGCGAAGGAGCCAGCATGCCGACCTTCCGCGTGAAGTTCGAATACGCCGACCGGCCGGGCGACCAGTCCGCCGACGTCGAGGCTGATACGCCCGATGAGGCGAAGGCCTTCGTCCAGAAGGTCCGCGGCGGCTGCCGGCTGATCTGGCACCGCGTGAAGGTGCTGCGCGGCGAGACCGCCAGCAATTGAAAATCCAGCAACGGAGAGACCTATGACCAACAGCTCGAAATCCGCCACCGACCTCGACCGCGCCATCGCCGCTCGGATCCGCGCCCGGCGCCAGGCGTCCGGCATCACCCAGGAAAAGCTGGCCGATGCGCTCGGCATCACCTTCCAGCAGGTGCAGAAATACGAGAAGGGCATGAACCGCGTCTCGGCCGGGCGTCTGATCGAGATCGCCGGGGCCCTCGGCTGCACACTGCACGATCTGACGGGCGAGGCCGACTTCGAGACGCCCTTCATGACCACTCCCGTCGCCCGGGTGGCCGGCGCCATCATGGCCTATCCGGAGCATCAGCGCGGCGCGGTCGTTGCTGCCGTGCGCGGGATGCTGGCGGCGATTTCCGCCGATGATCGCCCGCGCCTCGTTGCCGCCGAATAGCAACATCCACAGCCGGCACGGGCCGGCGGAATGGAGAGAGCAATGGCACACACAATGACCGCGAATGCATTCAACAGCACACCATTCAGCAGCTGTTGCGGAGTCGCTTCGATGGACGATCGCGGGCGCCCGGCGTCGTCCTGTGCAAGGTGCGGCAAGGCCATGCTCTACCATCATGATGGCCTGTCTGCGCGCCGTCGTGAGGTTGGCCAAGGCAACTGCCTGATGTGCGGACAGCCAAGGGGGAACCCGGCGATTTCTGGAAACTGCAACTGCTGACGCGCTCTTCCTTCTCCTGCCCTCACCCGGGGGCGGGAGCGGCAAGATCGAGGCAACTGAGGAATGGACATGACCACACGAATGGAAGCAATGGAAGCGGCGATCAAGAAACTAGGCTTTGGCCGTGGCCTGGTCTCTGAGGACATCGGCTGGCGCGGCACCTACCCAAAGCCCAGCACAGACGATCACTACAGATGCGAGTTCTGTGCTGAAGAGCATCTGGACGCGACGCAGATCGCGCATAAGGATGGCTGTCCTGTTCTGCTGTGCCGCGCCGCCCTGTCCCTCCCCAGAGAAGGGGAAGCGGTGGCGGCAAGCGAGGACTGCGAAAGGTGCTGTGGCAACGGCGAGATCGTGACAGATTGGGAGAGGTATCTCCACGCTCACGATGGCGATGTCGGAGACGAAGCAACGGAGGACTGCCCGGACTGTGGCGGAACCGGGAAAGTCGATCACCCCGCCCCCTCGGCAGAGGGAACGCTGAGAGAAGAGGCCGGGAGCGGGCGACCTATCGCGAAGCGATTGAGCGAGATTGAGCGGCAGGCTGCTATCTGGGGCGAGATCTCGGAAGGCGACGATCCGCTTCCCGCCGTGCTGAAAGTCGTTGCCGAACTCATCAGCATGGCTCGCGCGCTGAACGGCGGCGTCGAAAGTCTGAAGCGCGAGCGCGCTCTCGCCTCCCCGCTGCCGGCGGATGGGTGGGAGGTTGGGGATGCCCGCCTTCTTCAGTGGGACATCAACCGTGATCTGGCCTCCTACCCTTCAGGGCCGCTGGCAGTTGGGAAGGCGGAACACGCGTTCATTGGCTGGGAAGGCGGATTTCGCGGCAAGCTTCTTCTTAGCGAGGCTGAGGCTGACTTCTTCAAGTCTCGGCTCCGCAGCGCGATCGTCTCCTCTCCACGCCCCCAGAGCGGGGGAGCCGAGACGGTGACGTTCCGCTATCGTAACTGGCGCGGCGAGAGCGCCGACGCGCTTATGCAGTTCCTCGATCAGCCGGCCAACAGCGAGCGACAGTCATCTGACGAAGCTTTCAAGCTTGTCATGGTGCGCGCCGACAAGGCCGAGGCTGCCCGCGACGAAGCCCTCGCACGGCTGGAGAGGGCGGAGGCGGCGCTGGTGATCGAGCGCCGGAAGGTTCGCTTGTTGCGCGACGCGCTGCCATCATGCGGGTGTGATGGCGCCTATGACGACGGATGCTTCAAATGCACCCCGGAACGGCTCGACGACGCCGCCATCGCCAGCAAGAAAGGCTCCGACCATGTCCGGTGAAATCCCCGAAGACGTCATGGCGCTGGCCGTGCGCATCGTCTCGCATTGCCAGAACACGCCTCCAAGAGAAGCGATCGATATCGTTGGCCGCATCCTTCTCGCCGATCGCGCCTCAGACTCCCGCCTCCAGGCGGCACGGGCTGAGGCGTACGAGGAGGCGGCGAAGATCGCTGAGGCTGAGGCGGCAAAATTCGATGACCTCGGGAGGAAACATCCAGAGGACAGCGGCTCTCGGGATCGTTGCTTCGCCAGGGCGCGGAGTGCGATCGCTATCGCAGCTGCAATCCGCAAGGCGAAGCAAAGGGGCGGGAATGTCTGAACGCGAGCGATCCTCCCTCGCAGTTCAGGCAGCCGAGGTGAAGCTGATCCTGATCGAGCGGCGCGATCAGCTTGAAGGGTTGTCGGCCCGGAAGCGCGATCGGCCGCCGCAGGAGGTGCTGGACAACAAGGCGTATCGCCTGCTGATCCTCGAGGACATCTGCGAGACGGTGCAGCGTACCGCCGACGCCCGCGCCAAGCTGATGCAGAAAAAATCAACACCGGCTGTTGACCCGTAAGGAAAAGTGAGTCAAACAGCTGCCTATGTCGCGTAAATGCGTCACGAAGAACCCGCCACCGGCGGGTTTTGTCGTTTTGGAGCGATGCCGTGCCGAAGATCCCAATGATCAAGGCGCGCATCCCGACCCTCACCAGCCGGGTGCCGCGGCAGGAAAAGCAGGCCGACAGCTTCTACACCTCGCCGGAGTGGCGCGCGCTGATCGCAGCGATCAAGGAGCAGCGCGGCAACCAGTGCGCCGATGTCGGGCCGCACTCGGGCCGCATCCTGGGCGACCACATCGTGGAAATCAAAGACGGCGGCGCGCTGCTCGACCCCGCGAATATCATGCTCCGGTGCGCGGGCTGTCACAACCGAAAGACCGGCCGCGAGCGTGCGAAGCGCGCCGCCGCCAAATGGTGAACCATGCCGACAAAGCCGAAGAGCAAGGCCACGCGGTCACGCGGCGGGCGCCCGCCGTATAGCCCGACCATCGAATCCCGCCAGATGGTGGAGGAGATGAAGTTCTGCGGTGAGAGCGAGAACACGATCGCCAGGGCCCTGCGGATCGACGTCGACACGATGCGCAAGCATTTCGCCGACGAACTCGCCTATGGCCACGCCAGCCGGCGCAGGGAGATCGTCAGTCTGCTCTTCAAGTCGGCGCGGGACGGCAATGTCTCGGCGCAGAAGAAGCTCGAGGAGATGGGGCGCGTCGCAGGCGCAGCGGCAGAGATTGACCGCCGAGGTCAGGCCCCGACTCCGCCGGCACCGCCGAAGCTTGGCAAGAAGGAGCAGCAGCTCGTCGACGCGAAGGAGGTGACGGGCAAGTTCGCACCGCCGGCGCCGCCGAAACTCATCGTGAACAACGGCTGACATGGAGTGGTCGACCGCCTGCGTTGACTGGCGTGAGAGGATCGTCGCCAAGCAGTCGCTGATCGCCTTCGACCCGCTGTTCCCGTCGGAATCTGAGGCTGCGCTCGCGGTCTTCAAGTCGCTCAATGTCGTGGACCTTCCACAGGTCTACGATCAAAAGACGGGCGAATACCGGTATCAGACCTTCGGCGACGTCGCGGAAGAGTTCGTCTTCGATTTCGTCCGAGCGGTGTTCGGCGCCTATGACGCGGAGAACGCCTCCAGGCTGATCGAAGAGTTCTTCCTGCTGGTGAGCAAGAAGAACGGCAAGTCGGTCGTCGTCGCCGGGATCATGCTGACGGCGCTCATCCGCAACTGGCGGCACTCGGCGGAACTGCTGATCCTGGCCCCGACGAAAGAGGTCGCGGACAACTCCTTCAAGCCTGCCTCCGACATGGTGCGGTCCGACCCAGAGTTGACGGACCTCCTCCATATTCAGGACAATCTGAAGCAGATCACGCACCGGCTGACGCGGGCCGTTCTCAAGGTCGTCTCGGCAGATTCTTCGACGTCGGCCGGCAAGAAAGCCGGGTTCGTCATGGTGGACGAGCTTTGGCTGTTCGGGAAGAAGGCCAACGCCGCGGCGATGCTGCAGGAGGCGACCGGCGGCCTAATCTCCAAGCCGGAGGGCTTCATCATCTACGTGTCGACGCAGAGCGACACGCCGCCGGCTGGAGTCTTCAAGGAGAAGCTCGACTACGCTCGCGATGTCCGCGACGGGAAGATCAAGGATCCACGGTTCCTGCCGGTGATCTACGAATTCCCGGAGGCGATGATCAAGTCGAAGGCCTATCTGAAGCCTGAGAACTTCTACATCACGAACCCCAACCTGGGCCGCTCGGTTCGGCAAAGCTGGCTAGAGCGTAAACTCGCAGCGGTCCTCCAAGGGACGGACGAAGAAAACGACACGATTCAGACCTTCCTCGCGAAGCATCTGAACATCGAGATCGGCATGAACCTGCGGGCCAATCGCTGGCCCGGGGCGGATTTCTGGGCGCGCCAGGCGAAGCCAGAGATCACGATCGAATGGCTCATGCGGAAGTGCGACGTGATCGTGCCGGGCCTCGACGGCGGCGGTCTCGACGACCTCTTCGGGCTGTGCCTGCTCGGCCGCCACGCTGTCTCGAGGCACTGGTTCGCCTGGTGCCACGCATGGTGCCATCGCGGCGTTCTGGAAAGGCGCAAGCAGATCGCTCCGAAGCTGCTCGACTTCCGCACGGCCGGCGATCTGACGATCGTTGACGACGAGCTAGAGGACGTGTCGGCCATCGTCGAGATCATCGGCGCGGTGAAGGACGAAGGGCTGCTCGGGCCGGTCGCGGTCGACCCAGCCGGCATCGGCGAGCTGGTCGACGCCTTGGCCGAGATCGGCGTCACCGCCGAGGAGGGTCTGCTGATCGGCGCGCCGCAGGGCTACGCGCTGATGAACGCGATCAAGACGGCCGAGCGCAAGCTCGCGAACCGGACGCTCTGGCACAGCGGCGCCGGCATGATGTCCTGGTGCGTCAGCAACCTGAAGATCGAGCCGACAGCTACGGCGATTCGCGCGTCGAAGCAGACCGCCGGCGACGCGAAGATTGATCCCGTCATAGGGCTATTCAACGCGGTCACCGTGATGAGCAGAAACCCGGAAGCGAGTGGATCGATGAATCTGGACGAGTTCCTCTCGAACCCGATCATGGTGGTGTGATGGGCATCGCGAGCTGGCTCGGCAGGACTATCCGCCTGACCGACGGGGACTTCTGGAAGGGGTTCTTCGGCCTCGGCACCCATTCAGGGGAGACCGTGACGACGGAAAAGGCGCTGCAGCTCGACGCCGCCTGGGCCTGCATCAAGCTCAATTCGGAGACCGTCGGCACACTCCCTTGCGTGGTCTACGAGCAGGACGGATCCACTGTCGCCGTCGACAATCCGCTCTACGAACTGCTGCATGACGCTCCGAACGCGGACGATACCGCGGTCGAGTTTTGGGAGGGTGTGGTGCTCTCCCTTATGCTCTGGGGCAACTATGTCGCGGAGATCGTCCGGAGCGGCGGGCGCATCGTTGCCATCATGCCGATCAAGGCAGAATGCGTCACCATCGAGCGAGCGGAAGACGGCTCCCGCCGATATGTCATCAACGAGGAAGGCAAAACTCGAAATCTTGCCGAGGAGAACGTGTTCCACGTCAGAGGCCTTCGGAAGCCTGGTCATGATCTCGGCATGTCTCCGATCGCCTACGCCCGCCAGACGCTCGGCAACGCGATGGCTGCCGAGAAGACCGCCGGGAAGATGTTCTCCAACGGGATGCAGACAGCCGGTGTCTTGACGTCCGGAACCGTTCTGAAGCCTGAGCAGCGGAAGCAGATCAGCTCGATGATGCTCGAGTACGCTGGTTCCGATAAGGCCGGCAAGATCATGATCCTGGAGGCGGGGTTCGACTACAAGCAACTCTCGCTTACACCCGAAGACGCGCAGATGCTGGCGACCCGGCAGTTCGGGATCGAGCAGATTTGCCGCTGGTTCGGCGTCCCACCCATCATGATCGGCCATGCATCTCAGGGGCAGACGATGTGGGGCAGCGGCGTCGAGCAGCTGATTCTGCAGTTTTCCAAGACGGGCCTGCGGCCGATCCTGAAACGGATCGAGGGCGCAATTCGTCGCGATCTTCTGACGATCGAACAGCGCAAGACGCTTAAGGTCGAATTCAACATGGAAGGGCTCCTGCGCGGCGACAGTGCTGCGCGGGCCGCCTTCTACTCGACCATGGTGCAGAACGGCATCATGACCCGCAACGAGGCGCGCAAGCTCGAGAATCGCCCCCCCATGGACGGCGCCGACATGCTGACCGCGCAAACGAACCTCGCTCCCCTGGACAAACTCGGATCCACCATCGGCGGCGCCCAAGTCCAAGTGGGAGCGGCCATGGCTGCTTTGATCGAAGGTTCGGTCGAGCAAGCGGTCGCAAAGGCGCTGGCGAAGCAGCCTGCGGAGAAGAGGTGATCCGATGAAATACCTGCACATCCTTTCCGCCTTCGCGGCCGAGCCGCTTGCGATGCAGCCGGAGAAGATCAGGGAGATCACCGCGTTTCTGATGCTGAAGGCGGAAGGCGGCGAGCTGAGCGCCGAAGAGCGCGCGGCGAAGATCACCAACAAGGCGTCGAATGACGTCGCGAAGCGGGAAGGCGCGATCGCCGTCGTACCGGTCTATGGCGTGCTCGCGCAGCGCATGAACATGATGGCCGAGTTCTCCGGCGGCACGTCCTACTCGCTTCTCAAGCAGCAGGTCATGGCGGCGCTCGCCAGCGACGAGGTGAAGGCGGTCGTGCTCGACATCGACAGCCCAGGCGGCGCGGTGCCGGGCACGGTCGAGCTTTCCGATTTCATCCGGTCGGTCCGCGGCGGCGCAAAGCCGATCATCGCTCAGGTCAACAGCCTCGCGGCGTCGGCCGCCTACTGGATCGCGACTTCCGCCGACGAGATCGTGGTGACGCCATCCGGTCGCGCCGGCTCGATCGGCGTCTACACCTCGCACGACGACATCTCCGCCTTCCTCGAGCAGAAGGGCGTGAAGCGGACCTATATCGCCGCCGGCAAATACAAGGTCGAGGGGAACGAGACATCTCCCCTCGACGAGGAGGCCCGCTCCTACGTGCAGAGCTTGATCGATCAGAGCTACGACGCCTTCGTCAGCTCGGTTGCCGAGGGGCGCGGCGTGACCCGGTCGAAGGTGCTGGACGGCTTCGGGCAGGGCCGCATCTTCGGCGCGCAGGATCTCGTCGATCGCGGCATGGCCGATCGGGTCGCCACGCTGGACGAGACGCTCCAGCGCTTTGGTGCGCAGACGGAGCCCGAGGCGATCCGCAAGATGCGAGCGGCGAGCGGCGCCCGCGCCGAGGCAGCGGAGACGCTGGTGAGCAAGATTCGGGCCGGGGCTCCGGTCACGAAGCGCGAGTTCGAGCACGGCCTCAAGGGGCTTGCAGGCCTCTCGAACTCGGAAGCAGAGCGGGCCGCCCGGCTCTACTTCAAGGACGATCAGGGGGATCCTGATGCTGCGGCGAGAAGCGCTTCGGTTCTGAAGGCGCTGCGCGATGCGCGGGCCAAGGCCGAGGCATTTTCCACCACGTAAATCAGGAGGGCATCATGCCCGAGAACGACGAGATTGCCGGCGAGATCGGCAAGCTGGGCGAGTCCATCGCCAAGATCCGCGAGCAGGTCCAGAACATGGGCGCCGATCTGACCGCCAAGGTCAGCGCCGGCGGCGACGAGACCGCTGCGGTGAAGGAGAAGGTCGACAAGGCCCTTTCCGAGATGAACGAGATGTCGGGCCGCCTGTCCGATCTCGAGAAGAAGCGGGCCCGCGAGCGCGAGGGTGCCGATCGCCAGCAGAAGACCCTCGGCGAGCTCGTCATCGAGAGCGAGGCGTTCAAGAACTCCAACCTCGACGGTGCCTCGCGCGGCTCCTGCCGCATCAAGATCGATCGCGCCAACATCACCTCGGCGCCGTCGACCGTCGGCGACAATACCAGCGTCGGCACCAGCCTCGTCCCGGGCATGCGCGTTCCGGGCATCATCGCGCCCCCGAATCGGATGATGACCATCCGCGACCTGCTGATGCCGGGGCAGACGAGTTCGAGCAACGTCGAATACGTCAAGGAAACCGGCTTCACCAACAACGCGCGGCCGGTGTCCGAAGGCACGACCAAGCCGAAGTCGGACCTGACCTTCGAGCTGGAGAGCGCGCCGGTCCGCACGATCGCGCACATCTTCAAGGCATCCCGCCAGATCCTGGACGATGCCGTCGGCCTGCGCTCCTACATCGACGGACGCGCCCGCTACGGCCTGATGTTCAAGGAAGAAGCGCAGTTGCTCAACGGCGACGGTAACGGCCAGAACATCAACGGCCTGATCCCTCAGGCGACCGACTACTCGGCCGAGTTCACCCCGTCGTCGGCGCAGCAGATCGACACGCTCCGCCTGGCGCTGCTGCAGGTCGTCCTCGCCGAGTATCCGTCGAACGGCTTCGTCCTCAACCCGATCGATTGGGCGCGGATCGAGCTGACGAAGGACGCCGAGGGCCGCTACATCATCGGCAACCCGGTCAACGGCACCATGCCGATGCTGTGGAATCTGCCGGTCGTGTCGACCCAGGCCATGGGCGACGGCGAGTTCCTGACCGGCGCCTTCAACATGGCGGCTCAGATATTCGACCGGATGGAGATCGAAGTCCTTCTGTCGTCCGAGAACGTCGACGACTTCGAGAAGAACATGTTCACGATCCGCGCCGAGGAGCGCCTCGCGCTCGCCGTCTACCGGCCCGAGGCCTTCGTCTACGGCGACTTCGGCCTGTCGTCCGGCGCCTGATCGGCGGCCGTGACGATCTGACAAGGCGGGAGGCGGCGATGTCGCCTCCCGATCCCGGCAATCTGGAGTGATCCCGATGAAGCTTCGGTCTCTGCGGCCGCTCGAGGGCAACTATGGCTCGGTCCGGCGCAATCAGGTTTTCGACGCCACCGACCACGTCGCGCGCCGTCTGATCAACAAGGGCCTCGCCGTTCCGACCGAGATGGATATCCCGGCTGACATCGGCACTCTTTCGGTGGAGGTGGCCGAAGAGGCGACCCGCCGCCCTCCGGAGCCGCCGCGCCCGCCTTCGCCGCCGGCGCCGCCCCAGCGTGGTGGCCAGACTGGCGAGGAGGAACGGCCATCCTCGTCGGAGGAGGCCCCTCCGCGGCAGAAGCGCCGCTATCGGAGGTCAAAGGACGCAGCTTCGTCATGACGATCAACAACGCGTGGAAGCTCGCGCCTTGGGCCGACGTCCTCTACGCCTGCGATTTCTCCTGGTGGAACCATCACCGCGGCGCGCCCGAGTTCGAAGGGCTGAAGATCAGCCAGGATTCCAAGGCCTCCGACACCTTCAAGGACGTCCGCGCCGTTCGAACGAAGCGCCGCGAAGACGGCCTGCTGCTTGGCCGGCCCGGTCATATCGGCTGGGGCGGCAACGGCGGCTTTCAGGCGCTGAACCTCGCCGTCCAGTTCGGCGCCAAGCGGATCATCCTCGTCGGCTACGACATGCATCTTGATCGCGGTCGCCACTGGCACGGCGATCACCCGAAGGGGCTGCACAACCCGCTGCCTGGCAACGTCCGGCGCTGGCGGGCAGCGATCGACAAGAACGCGCCGCTGCTGAAGGCGTTCGGCGTGACCGTGATCAACGCGTCGATGGAATCGGCGCTCACCGCATTCCCGAAAATGAGCCTGCTGGAGGCTTTCGATGTCGATTGACCCTGCTGCGTTCGTTCATCCGAAGGCGCACGTCGAAGGCTCGACCGTCGGCGCGCGGACGAAGGTCTGGCAGTTCGCATCGATCGTCTGCGGCACCGTCATCGGCGCGGACTGCACGGTCGGCGCTGGCGTGGTGCTCTCTGGCCCGGTCTTCGGCGACCGGTGCAAGATCAGCTCGGGCGTGGTGATGGGGCCGGGCTTCAAGATCGGCGACGGCGTCTTCGTCGGGCCGAACGTCGTCTTCGCCAACGATGTGTGGCCGGAGTTCTCTGTCGAGGGCTACGACGACCGCCTTTTGCGCTCCGGCGACCGCTGGGCGGTGATCATCGGGAATGGGGCATCGATCGGCGCCAACGCCGTCGTGCTGCCGGGCGTGTGCATCGGCGCCGGCGCGGTAGTGGCGGCCGGGGCGGTCGTCGACCGGGATCTGCCGGACGGAACGCTTTGGTCTCGCGATGGCGGGACGCGAGGCGTTCCGGTCAACCGGCGCTCGCGAAGGATGAGGTTCGCAGGATGAGCGAGATGCAGTGGTATCAGAGACCGGTGCAGAGCGAGACGACGCCGGGCGGGGCAGGGCAGTGATCACCGTCGCCACGCTACTCTGGCAGCCGAACGGCTCGTCGAAGCGCTTCTCGCGCATGTACGACGAGACTTGGGTCGAGAAGCTTTATTGCGGCTTCGCCCGCAACCTGACGCGGCCGTTCCGGTTCGTCTGCTTCGTCGACCGGCCCTACGACTTCGTGGAGCCCGCGATCGTCATGGAGCGGATCGCGGCGCGGCGCCCGACTTACGCCACATGCATCGAGCCATACCGGCTGAATGAGCCGATGATCCTGGTTGGCCTCGACACGATCGTCACCGGCAACATCGACCACCTCGCCGACTACTGCCTGACGGCGGACCGGATGGCGCTGCCGCGCGATCCGTATCACCCGGAGATCGCCTGCAACGGCGTGGCGCTGGTTCCCGCCGGCATGCGCGCGGTCGCGACGACGCACCGCGGCGAGAACGACATGGAGTGGGTGAGGGGATTCCAGCACCACTTCACCGACGACCTCTTCCCGGGCCAGATCGTGTCCTACAAGGGCGCGGTCGAGCGGCGCGGTCTTGGCGATGCCCGCATCGTCTACTTCCACGGCGAGCGCAAGCCGCACCAACTGCCGAACGTCGGCTGGATCAAGGAGCACTGGCGATGATGCCTCCGGTTCTGGTCACGCCGGCGGAGGAGATGCCGGTCACGCTGGACGAGGTGCGCGCCGCGGTCCCTGGCAGCGCCGACACGGCCGACGCAGTTCTGAACGGGCTGGTCGCGACGGCTGTCCGCAGCATCGAGGAGAACCTGAACCGGGCGCTCGTGCCGCAGATCTGGCGGCAGGGATTCGATGCGTTCGACAAGATCATGCGGCTGCCGCTGCCGGCGGTGGAAGACGGGATCGGCTCGATCACCTATCGGAACGAGGCCGGTCAGATCGCCACGGTTTCGGACGACGACTACGCCCTCGACGCTGACGAGATCGGCTCTTTCGTGCGGTTCAAGGACGACTTCGAGACGCCTGGCGACCTCTATGAGAACGCGGCCGTGTCGATCACCTGGACTGCCGGCTATGCGGATGTCTCGAGTGGCGTCGACGGAGTCCCGCCTCCGATCAAGACGGCGATCCTGCTGGTGGTCGGCAACATCTTCCGGCTCACGAAGCCGAGCCTCGAAATCCGAATGGAGGAGTTCCCTGGCGCCGGCGAGACGCAATATTCGAGCCCGGAGATCGTGTCCCGCGCGACCGACAACGTGGTGAAGATGCTACTCGGGCCGTTCCGGAGGTACGTGTGACCCCGGCGGAGGCGAAGGCAAAGCTGGCTCGCATGATGGAGCAGCGCGGCGAGACCGTCCGGATCGTCAACGTCGACTTCGGCACCGGCGCCGAGGACACATGCGATGCCCGCGCCGTGGTAACCGGCTTCGCCGCGCACGAGCTTGTTGCCGGCGTCGACCTCGGCGAGCGCGACGTGCTGGTCTATGCAGACGACGTCACGCTGTCGACGCCGATCGTCGAAGGCACCATCATCATCCTGCGGAGGGCAACCGCCGAAGAGACGACGATGTCGGTATCGGAGCCGCCGGACACGTCGACGCATCGCATGGCGGGCGTGCTGATCGCCTATGCGATCAAGGCCAAGGGCGGGTAGGCGATGGCCATTTCTCGTCTTGACCCGTTCGCCCGCGAGTTCGAAGTGATGATCGACGAGATCGCCTCGCCGCCGGCCCGGGCGCAACGCCTGGCCGAGGCCGCGCAGGCCGAGATCGATCGCGCCAACGAGATCAACAGGGCCGCGCTCGGCGGCGACCCGCGCTACGAGGTGACCGTCGACGGCCGCCGCGGAGCGCCGGTGACGACGGTGAAGGCCGGCGGCATGGTCTTCGCCGAGTGGTCGTTCATGCGAGAGGTGCTCGAATACATCGGCGCGCAACTCGTCCTCTCATCGCCGGTGCGCAGCGGTCGCTACTCGCAGTCGCACATCCTGCTCATTGACGGGAACGAGCACTCCGGAGGCGAGCCGCCCGAGACGTTCGATAACGCGATTTTCGCCAGCGTCGTGCCCTACGCCCGCAAGATCGAGCGCGGACTGTCGCGGCAGGCGCCGGAGGGCGTCTACGAGGTCGTCGCCGCGATGGCGCGCCGGCGCTTCGGCAACGTCGCCAAGGTCCAGTTCAGCTACCGATCGCTGGTCGGCATGTCGATGCTCGAGGCGTGGGCGCAGCAGACCACGATGCTGAAGGTCGGCCGCCGGCGGATGAACGACAGCGAGCGCGAAAACTGGCTCCGGCGGCAGCCGGCGATCATCGTGGAGCCGTACTGAAATGGCGCACCGCCTCGTTGAAGCCGCCTTCCGCGCCCGTCTCGCCGCCGGCTTCAGCGGCTGCCAGATCTATCCGAAGGGCAAGACCGCCGCGCCATCGAATGGCGCCGCCTTCTTGGTCCTTCAGTTTCCGCATTCGACCAGCATGCAAGCGAGCGTCGGCGACCCGGGGAACAACCGATACCGGGAAGAGGGCGGGGCCCGGTTTGTCCTGAATGTGAAATCGAACTCGGCGCCGGCCATCGCGCAGGGCGACCAGTGGTGCGAGGAGATAGCCGAACTCTTCCGCGGCAAGCGGTTCGACGGCGTGCTGACTTTCGCGCCCGGCTCGCCGACCTTCGACGACGAGAGCGACAACGCAGGGTATTTCACCATGTCGTTCGCCGTTCCGTACCTGTTCAATTTCATCGAATAGTCCGGCGCCGCCGGCCATAGCCCGCGAGGGCATCAACCAAGGGTCGCCTCGGCGGCCCTTTTTCTTTGCCCAGATGGAGAAGACCGATGGACGGCATGATCGGGATCAACGACAGCCAGACTCGCATTGCCCGCGTCGCCGAAACGACCTGGGGCGTCACTCCGACGAGCCCGGCTTTCGAGAATATGCGGTCCACGCGCGACACGCTGCAGGCGAACAAGCGCACGGTCACCTCGGAAGAGCGGCGTCCGGATCGCAACGTGTCCGATGTCATCCAGGTGGCGAGGTCTGCTTCCGGCAACATCCCCACCGAGTTCGCCTATGGCGCATATGATGACGAGTTCGAGAGCGCTCTGTTCGGGACATGGTCGAGCGGTGACGTGCTGAAGAACGGCACGACCTATCACGCTCTGACCTACGAGAAGACCTTCGCCAAGCCCGGCGGGTCGAGCATCTTCCACCGGTTCGCCGGCTGCATCGTCGATACGATGGCGCTGAGCGTCACTGCCGAGCAGCTGATCGGCCTGGAATTCGGCGTGATGGGCAAGGGCGTCACGCAGGGCATCACCGCGCTGTCTGGCGCGACCTATGCCGCGGCGAACACCAATCCGGTCCTGTCCGCAGCGGCCGACTTCGCCTCCCTGTCCATCGTTGGCCTCTCCTCGACGCCGGCGATCCAGTCGCTGACGCTGAACACCTCCAACGGCCTGCGCCAGCGCATGGCCATCGGCGACCTGAATTCGAAGGGCATCGGCACCGGCCGTTTCACTGCGACGGGCACGATCAACGCCTATTTCGAGGACGAAGAGCTCTACGCGCTCTTCCTCAGCCACGGCGAGATCGAGCTCGGCTTCACGCTCGGCACCGAAAGCGGCTCGACCTACGACGTTCTCCTTCCCCGCCTGAAGCTGACGGAAGGCACCGTCCAGTCCGGTGGCAACGACTCCGACGTCATGGCGAACCTGAACTTCCAGGCGCTCTACGACACGGACATCGCCGCCACCATGCAGATCACCCGCGGAGCCTGATGATGAGCGGCTCCGCTGAGATGACCGTCCTCGAGCCGTTCTCGGACTATCCGGACGGCAAGAAGGAGGTCGCCTACGCCAAGGGCGACCACATCACCGTCACCGCCAGCCGGGCGACGGAACTCCGCGACCGCGGGCTTGCCCGCTCGCTGCCGAAGCCCAAGGCCGAACCGAAGGCATCCGGCGCCAAGACCACCGAACCCGACGCGGCCGACTGAGGCCAGGTATTCTGCGCAGAACGGCCGCGGGCGAAGTTCGGGCGCCCGCGGCCACCCTCCCGAACACCGAAGGAATTCCGACATGAGCCTGTATAAGAAATTCGCCACCGACGAGAACGCAGAGGCCGGCGAGGGCATCGTGCTCGACTATGGCGACGGCGTGAAGATCCGTATCCACCGCGCCGGCGGCGGCAACAAGGCGTTCGCGCGCATCCTCGAGGCGAAGACAAAACCCTACCGCCGTCAGATCGACAACGGCACGATCGACCAGGACGTGATGCGCCGGCTGATGGCCGAGATCTACGCCAAGTCCGTCATCATCGGATGGGAAGGCGTGACCGACGAGGACGATCATCCGCTCGCCTTCACGGAGGAGAACGTTGTCAAGGTCCTGCTCGACCTGCCTGACCTCTTCCGCGACATCCAGGAAGCGGCCAGCAACGCGGCTCTCTTCCGCGCCGATGCGAATGCGGCCGTGGAGGGAAACTCGTCGACGCCCTCCGGTGGAGCCTCCGGTGGAGCGAGCAAGAAAGCTGGTTCCGAAGCCTCGCAGAGCGCGGAAAGCCGGTAAAAGCCTGGCTGAACCGCACCGAGTTCCTCCCGCATCTCGCGTTCCTGCGGGACGCCTTCTACGATCTGGCCGCATCAAGGTCGGTCACCCAGGCCGGCCCGCAGCCGATCCCCATCTCCGAAATCGCCGCCTACTGCTCGCTCTTTGGCGTCTCTGACGTCCAGGAGCGGGCCGAGTTCTTGAGCGCGATGCAGGCGATGGACGCCGCCTACCTCGACCACATCAACCAGCCGGACAAACCGGACCAGCCGAAGGAGGACGACAAGGGTGGTTGATCGCGTCGTCAAATCGGTCGAGATCCGTGAAGCCGGAACGCAGCGCGTCTACGATCGCTTCACCAAACTGACGACGGCGGCGCGTGGGGTCAGCGTCGCCGTCAACGAAGCCGGCACTGCGATCGAGACGAATGCGCGCAAGATCGATTCCGCGGCTCGTTCCTACGAGCGCCTGACGGAGCGCACCACTTCGAATTCTGGTGCTCTGCGGAATTATGCTAGCGACATCAACACTGTGGAGAAGGCGCACGCCGCCGGCATCACGTCGGCTAAGCAGTTCGCCACCGATCTTCAGCGCGTGCAGCAAGCGCTTCAGTCTGCCGGCGCGCCCCGCGGCCCGTCGACCGATCTCCAGCGGAACCTCGAATACATCAACGAGACGCGCTTGGCAGCGAAGTCGGCGCAGGAGTCGGCCGAGGCGATGTCCGCGGCCTTTCGCGCGATCGACACCGGCACGACGCCGCTGCAGAATACCATCAACTCGCTGCACGGCATCGGCGAGGGGTTTCTCGATGCGCAGGCGTCGGCAAGCGCCTTCGGCGATTTCTTCAAGCGAGAGATGGAGGAGGCGAAGCGGCAGGCCGAGGTAGTCTCTGCTGCCATCTCCAAGGAATTCGGCGACGCTTTCAATCGCCGCATGAACATCGGCGGGCCGTCGGCCACGCAGATGGGTGCCAGCTATTCCGCACTGTCTGGCCTGAATTCGCAACTCGACCTGATCGAGCGGGCCCGCACTGAGCAGTTTGCCCCCGACCTCAATCGCCGGCTCGGCGTCGGCGTCAATGCCAGAGACCAAGGCGCGACAGTCTCAGCGCTGATGGAGGCAGAGAAGGCGGCCGAAGCATATGAAAGGCGCCTCGCGCAGGTGAGGGCAGAGATCGATCCTGTCGCAGCCGCGCAGGATCGCCTTAATGCGGAGATCGCCGAATACACGGCCATGGCTGCTCGCGGCGATCTGACGACGCAGCAACTGGCCCAAGGGATGGAGGTGGCGCAGGGCAGGTTCGCGCTGGCGGAGCGATCCCTTGGCCAGTTCAAGGATGCGAGCCGGCTCTCGTCTACCGAGTTGCAGAACCTGCAGTTCCAGTTGAACGACATTGGCGTCTCGCTGGCGTCCGGCCAGTCGCCGTTCGTGGTCCTCCTCCAGCAGGGCGCGCAGATCGGCCAGTTGTTCGGGCCAGGCGCCACGGTGCAGACGGCGCTTCGCTCTGTGGCGTCTGGCGTGATGCAGTTCCTGACGAGCCCGATCAACCTTGCGGTCCTCGGCTTTGCGGCACTGGCCGGCGGCGTCGCCTATTTTGTCTCCACCTTCAAGTCCAATATCCCGCCGCTGAAGGACCGGATTGAGGACCATCTGAAGCTGGTGCGCGATCTGGCCGATGCCTATGGCGACGCGAGCGCGAACGTCGACAAATACGGCAAGCTTGGCAAGTCTGCTCTCGAGGCGCTGAGCGCCAGGCAGCGCGAAATCACAGCGCTCCAGCTGCAGTCTGGCGCGAGCAGGATTCTCGACCGACTGGCCCCTGAGATCAGTCTGCCAGACATCACGACAGGCGAGGTCGTCCAGGCCCGGGACATGAACAAGTACCCCGAGCTTGAGGGTGCTCTGAAGCGACTTTCCGACAGCGCGAAGACCGGCGCACCGAACGTCCGTGAGTTCTTCGACGAGATCGGCAAGATCGGCGCCACGACGAGGGACGCCGGGCTCCGCAAGTTGATCGCCGACGTGATCGAGACGAACCGGAATCTCGTCACGGCGCAGGACATCATCGATGGCACAGTGGATCGCCTGGGCAAGCTCCGCGAGGCGGCGCGCAAGGCCGGCGATGCTGCTCGCGACGGCCTGAAGGAATTCGTCCCGGATCTGACGACTGATCGCCAGCGGATCGAGCAGCTTTACCGGCAGCGCCTGAACGCGGCCACGGTGCGCGTCCCGAACGACCCAGAGCGCAATCGGAACGCCCTCGCGGGCATCCAGATCGAAGCCGACCGCGACCGCAAGGAGGCGCTAGACGAGATCGCCAGGGCGGAGGCCAACGTCCGCCGTGAGCGCGAGCTTGCCACGCAGGGCATATTTGCCCGCACGACGGCTGAGCGCTCTGCCATTGCCGAGCAGATGAAAGCCGTCGAACTGAACACCGTCCAAGGCGACAAGCTGGGTGAGGTCGAGCGGGAGGCTCGCATCGCGGCCGAAGGGCTTCTCGTCTTCGCCCAGGCTCAGCGAGAGGTGCAGGATGCAGCCCGATCTGCGGAGGACGCGCTTTCCACCGCAGGCATGCGTGGGTACGCCGCCGAGATCGCTGGCATCAACCGGCAGATCGAGCGCCAAATCGAATTGACGCCGGAACTCGCCGACGCATGGAACCGGATCGGCGATGCCCAGCGCGCAGTTGCGACGATCAACATGCGCGAGCAGCTGTTCACACCGCAGAACGACAATGTCGCCTCGCTGAAGGCTGAAGCAGAGGCGCTCGACCTCACGGGCGAAGCGCGCCGCCGTGTCCTTGCGGACGCTCAGGCTGAGCAGACGCTGCGGCAGGCCGGCGTCGATCTGCTGAGCAAGGAGGCGGAGGCCTATCGCTCCAATGCGCGGGCGATCTCGGAATACGAGGCCGCGCTGTCGGCGGCGAAGGCCGAGCGCGATCTCCTGTTCGAACGCGACCAGATGCTTCGCACGCCGACCGAGCAGAAGGTCGCCGAGCAGCTTCGCAGCCTGAACCTCAGCGAGCGCGATCCCTACGGCAAGGTCATCGCCAACCAGGTCCGCTACAATGAGCGCCTGAAGGAGGGGAAAGAGCTCATCGAGGGCATGACGTCAGGCCTGTCGGCGCAGATCCGTGAAGCCAAGAGCCTCGGCGACGTGGGTAGCATCCTCCTCGATCGTGTTTCCGGCGCTCTGAACAGCTACATGGACAAGCAACTGGAGAAAGCGCTGCAGGAGGTTGGCAACTCGGTCCTCGGAAATCTATTCCCCGGCGCAGGGCCGGCTATCGGCTTGCCGGATGCGCCGGCCATGCAGACGATCGCGACGGCGAACATGACCGCTTCCGTGGTGAATCTGACGTCAGCCAACGGCCTCCTGGGCGGTTTGGCGGCGAACCAGAATTCCCCGCTCGGCTCTATCGAGCGCGGCGGGCCGCTGGCGCCAGTTCTGGACCCTGCCAGCCAGCGAGTTTCGGACGCCTTCGCGGTCACTGCCCCGGTCGCAGGGATGAGCGGCGCGGCGCCATCTGTCTCCGAAATGACGGCCTATATTCGACAGGCTGCGGCAGCTCGCGGCATTGATCAGGAGATCGCTCTTCGCGTCGCGCGATCCGAAGGCTTGGGCGAGGGAATCTGGCAGTCCAACTATCACCGCGGCAGCTTCCGCGAGCCGTCCTATGGACCGTTCCAGCTTCTGAAAGGCGGCCCAGGCACAGGCTTCGGTCCGGGCCTCGGCAACGCGTTCATGCAGGACACGGGGCTGGATCCAGCCGACCGGCGCACATCTTACGCAGGCATCGACTATGCGCTGAACCATGCGGCCAAGAACGGTTGGGGGGCATGGTACGGCGCCGACAAGGCCGGCGTCGGCGAGTGGGACGGCCTCCGCGGCGCACAGACGGTTCCGCTCGAGCAGGTGCAGGCGCAGATCCAGCAGTCGGCGACCGCTCTGCAGCAGTCAGCGCAGACGCTCGCGCCGGCTGCGTCGCAGTTCACATCGAGCCTCGGCCAGCAGCTGAACGGCACGATCGTCGGCGGCGCCAGCCAGATCGCCGATCAGTTCGTGCCAGGCCTCGGCGGTGTCGTGCAGACGTTCCTGAAGGCCTTCCAATCGGCCGCGCCTGGCGGCGGAGGCGGCTTGGGCAGTCTGATCGCGAGCGCCTTCGGCGGTGGAGGAGGCGGAGCCGATCCTTGGGCTGGGCTACGCTTCGCCAAGGGCGGCGCCTTCACCAACTCGATCGTCGACACCCCGACGCAGTTCCGATTCGCGGATGGCATCGGCTTGATGGGCGAGGCCGGCCCCGAGGCGATCATGCCGCTCAGTCGCGGGCGCAATGGCAGGCTCGGCGTCACCATGTCAATGCAGCGGGCTCCCCAGGCGGCTCAGCCCACGATCGTCGAGAACGTCTTCCACAACGCCCCGCCTGTGAAGGAGCAGCGCGAGGAGACGGATCAGTCGACCGGCAAGCGCCGCAACGTGATCGTCTTCGACGAGATGGTCTCGAAAAGCGTCAAGGGCGGCCCGAGGACAAAACGTGCGCTCGGCCAGCTTGGCGCCAAGATGCCACTGACGAGGTAGGCCATGCCGTATCCAGTTTGGCCGGCTGAGCTGCCGCAGTATCCGACGCCGGACGGATATCAGCGCGGCGCGCGAGATGGCCGGTCCTTCGCAAGCATGCAGAACGGCCCGCCGAAGATCCGTCGCAAGACTTCCGCGGCCGTGAAGCCGGTGTCGCTGACCTACGAGATGACGACGGACGAACTCGCCAGGTTCGAGCGCTTTTGGGAAGAGGACACCGATGGTGGGCTGCTCTTCGTGATGCCAGACGCGGTCAATCATGGGCAGCCGCTACTGACCGAAGCCGGGGAGCCGATTTTGACCGAGGATGGCGATCCCATCCTGATTTCGGCATGGTGGCTGGTCGCGTTCGGCGAGGAGGCCTACCAGGTCTCGCCGATCGGGCCGCTCGACTACAACGTCTCGTTCTCGGTGCTCGTATGGCCGTGAAGACCGGAAGGCGCCTCGTCAGCTTCAACATGCGGACGGCGATCGAGCAGCCGATCACGCCAGAGACGGCCGTGACGCTGGTCACGATACGGCATCCCGAGCTTGAGGCCCCGCTGCGGCTGTCGACCGATCCGACGGTTCGGACTTCCTCTGACCCTTTGATGTACGGCACGCGGTCGAAGATGATCTCGCCGCAGATCACCTCTGATGTCTTCAACCTCACCACCGCAGCGCAATTCGATTTCGTGCTGATGTCGGCCATCCTGCCGGATGATCCGGAGGAGGGCACCACGCCGGTTGACATGACCATTGAGAACGTCGCCGCCGGGATGACGGCGATGGCTCAGAAGCTGAAGACGCCGGCCCAGGTGGATTTCGCCGTCGTGCTTGCGGCGACACCGGACTATGTGGAGTTCGCATGGACCGGCCTCTACACCGTCGGCGCCGATTGGGACGAGCGGGCCATCACGATCCCGGTCTCGCGCGAGGTCATCCAGAGGCTGAGCTATCCGTTCGGCCGCATGACGCGGTCGTTCTTTCCGGGGCTGTTCTGAGAGGAAGCCATGAGCATCGTTGTCGAATACCGAGAAATCGGCACGGAGGCTTGGATCAGGCATCGCTGTGCTCCGCTTTCGCGCGCCCCATCGTTCACGGAAACGGCAGGCGGAGATGGGGCGATTATCGCCAGCGGCGACGTTGGCTTCTCAACCTGGTCGGATGATGAACTGCTGGAGGAATACATCAAGCACGGGCAGTTTTCTGAAGAGTGTCGAACCACGGATGGCGCGGCCGTGAGAGACGAACTGCAGCGTCGCGGAGTTCTCTGATGCACATCGTTATCGAAAACAAAGTCCCCGGCGTCGACGTGAAGGTGCGCGAGGTCGACGGACAGACCGTCGTGACCGTGCAGCGTGGCGACGGCCTCAACGAGATCGTCACGGATAGGCCTCCTCTCGACATCTGGCGCGACGCGCACCGCATTCACCGCGCGACCATTGGAGCCGCCGGCCCTGAGGCGATCATGCCGCTCCGCCGGGGGGCTAAGGCGCCATTGGTCCGCTGAAGCGCCAAGCCGTTCGCCTTGCGCTCCTGTGGATAGCCATCGGATGCGCGGTCAGCATAGTCTTCGAAATCGCGAGAGAATGCCTGCCGTGACGCATTGGTCCTCCCCCTTCATCGGCATGCCCTTCGAAGAGCGCGGGCGCGAAGCCCGCGGCGTGGATTGCTATGGGCTCGTGCGCCTCGTCCTTATGGAGGTGCAGAGGATCGCTCTGCCGAGCTTCACCGAATCCTATGTCAGCTGCGCCGAGCGCGAGATGATCGCCGCCGCCCTCGATGCCGGCGAGCGAGACCTGCCGCTGCGCCCGATCCGCCGCGGCGACGAGGCGCCGTTCGACATCGTGGAGTTCGTCCGCGGCGGCATCTCCGATCACGTCGGCATCGTCGTGGAGCGCGGACGGATGCTGCACATCGAAAGCGGCGGAGAAAGCCGCATCGAGCGCTACGACGTCGGCAAGTGGCTGCCGCGCCTCAAGGGCTTCTACAGACATCGGGATCTGATCCGGTGAACCAACTCGTCCCGATCCAGCCTGCTCCTGACGGGGTCGCTTCGGCGGCCCTTTTTCATGAGCAGAAGAGCCTGTCCGTCCTCGCGCTGCCGACGCTGGATCTCGGCAATCGCAGGGAGGTAACGCACCGCTACGGCATGACGGTTGCTGAGCTGGTGGCTGCAGAATTCCCTGGCCTCCCTCCTGAGCGCATGGCGATGGTGCGCGTCACCATCGGCAATTGGGAGATATCAGCGGCGGTCTGGCACCGCGTCCGGCCTCAGCCTGGCTGGACCGTCGTCGTCCGGATCGTCCCACATGGCGGCAATCTGCGGAGCATCCTATCGGTCGTGATTTCGGTTGCGGCCATCGCCATCGGTCAGTTCTATGTCGGGCCGTTGTTGGGGGCTGCAGCAGGCGCATTCGCGACCGCGGCCATCGGCTTCGCAGGCAACTTGCTTCTGAACGCCCTGATCCCGGTCAAGGCACCGGGCGGAGACGAACGATCCCAGACATATGATGTCCAGGGTTGGGAGAATGTCGTCAACCGAAACGGGCCGGTCGTCGACCTCATGGGCAGGCATCGTTGGGCGCCGCCGTCGCTGGCATCATCTTTCACCGAAACTATCGGCGACGAACGCTGGGTCACTGGCCTATTCGGCGGGTACGGGCCGCTTGAGATCGACGTCGACTCCATCAAGATCGGCGACACGCCGATCACCGACCTCGAGGATGACGAATACGAGATCGAGATCCGCGAAGGCTATCCTGACGACGAGCCTTTGTCGCTCTATCCGGCACAGATTAGCGAGGTGCAGGTCGGCATCTCACTGCAGGAAACCGATGACGATGGAAAGCTATATCCAGTCACAAGGTCAAGCCCCCCTGACGCGGAAGAACTCTCCGTCGACATCGCATTTCCTGGCGGTCTAATTGACGTAAACGATAAGGGTGAAGAATATCAGCAGAATGTTCGTATAACTATTGAATACAGACTCGCTGGAACTGATACGTGGATATTTCTACCGGGTAATGAAGGCGATACGATAAGGATAACTGCAGAGACAAGAAAGCCTATATACAGAAGTTTCAGGTGGACGCCCGCAGTCAGAGGTCAATATGAGCTTCGACTGACGCGCACCAGCGGTGAAGACAGTACGGCATCACAAGAAACGGTGTGGGCTTGCGTCCGCGCGCATCGGCCGGAGTATCCTCTGAATTTCCCGAAGCCGTTGGCGATGGTCTGCGCCAAGGTGAAGGGCACGCGCCTCACGAACGGCCAGCTGAAGGAACTGAACTTCGTCGCCCAGCGGGTTTGCAAGGATTGGGACGCGGAGACAGAGACGTGGATAGAGAGGCCTACCAGCAGCCCGGCCTCGCTGCGGCGCTGGAGCCTGCAGGGGCCGGCGAACGCCAAGCCGCTAGCCGATGCCGACATCGACCTCGCCTACTTCGCTGACTGGCACGAATGGTGCGATGGGCTTGGCCTCGAGTATAACAGGGTCCACGACTACGACGCGTCGATCGAGGAGGTGGCACAGGACATCTGCCGGGTCGGCCGGGCGACGCCGCAGAACTATGGCACGCAGGAAACCGTCTGCATCGACCGTCAGCAGACGGAGATCGTCTCGCACATCGGCCCGCGCAACGCCTGGGACATCAAAGGCTCGGTCCAGTCCATTGATCCGCCGGACGCCTGGCGGATCCCGTTTCGCGACGCTTCCAATCTTTGGGAGCAGCATGAGCGGATTGTCCCACGCCCCGGGTTGGTCGGCGCGCCGCAGCGCATCGAGGAGCTGAACGCCGACGGCATCACCGACCCGGCTCAGATCTGGTACTACGGCCGTCGCCGGTTCCTCGAGCTCGAATACCGCGCCGAGACTTGGACGGCATCCATGGACATCGAGAACCTCGTCTTGGTGCGGGGAAACCTCGTGCGGCTGTCGATGTTCGATGGGCAGACGAGCGCGAGGGTGAAGAGGGCCAGCGGCAGGTTCGTGGAGCTCGACGAACTTGTGGAGATGGAGGAGGGCACCGACTACGGCGTTCGCTTTCGGCTGCGCGATGGCTCCTCCGTGCTCTGGATCGTTGCGGCCACCCCCGGCGAGACCAAAGGGCTGCGTCTAGTCTCGATCTCCTCCCGCTATGCGGCCGATAACGACGAAGATTACCGCCCGACGGACAACGACTGGCTCCCGCAGGGCCGCGAGATGATCGACGGCGAGCGCTATGACGGCGACCTCGCCTTCTTCGGCCCGCTGAACGGCGAGACCGTCGCGGCGATCGTGAAAGACATCGAGGGGGGCGAGGACTTCAGCGCCGTGATCACGCTCATGCCCGCCGCGCCAGAAATCGACGCCTTCCTCGAGACCGACACGCCGCCTGCCTGGGATGGCCGCGTCGGCGCCGAGGTGGAGATCGACGTCGTTGCGCCGCGGACGCCGTTGATCACCAGCGTCAGGACTGGCGAGCAGGCCCGCCGCGATACCGACGATCCGGACGAATATCCGCCGATCAGGGTCATCGTCTCGGCGGCCGGCGCGACCCGCGTCACGGTCTACCAGATTCAACACCGCTTGCAAGGATATGGGACGTGGAGCGACCCACCGGCGACAGGATATGCCTATAGCGGGGTCGTCGAGATCCCTGGTTACGATAAGGGCGACATCGTCGAGATGCAGCCGCGCGCAGTCGGGCAGACGGGGCTGACCAGCGCATGGGGGCCGACCGTGACGCGAACCGTCGGCGCCGAGGATCCGGAGGCAATGGCTGCGGTTTCAGGTGTATCGGTCACCGCCGATGACGATGCTGCGCTGATCACCTGGACGACACCGAACGACAGCCGGCTCGAAGGAGTGCAGATCTTCCGCGTGCCGTCGGGGACGGCGTTCGCCGATGCAGAGCCGAGCGATATCATCGCGACGGTTTACTCCGCTCCCAGCGCTTCCCCGCCAGCGGTTGTCGACGAAGCCGGCTACGGCGACTGGACGTGGTTCATCGTAGCGTTCGGCGATGGTGTCTTCTCCGATCCATCATCAGCTTCGGCCCCGCTCATGGGCCCGACGCTGATGACCAATGGCGGATTCGACACCGACACCGACTACGTGAAGGGCGCCGGCTACTCGATCGGCTCCGGCGTCGCTACGAAGGCTGCTGGCAGTGTCTCTGTGATGTCGCAGAACATCGGTTCGCTCACCGCAGGGACGGAATACCGGCTGCAGGTCGAGGTGAAGACCTTCACCGCTGGGCAGATCCGCATGCGTCTGAGTGGCGGTTCGGTAGTGAACGGCCCGCTCCTTACCGGCGTTGGCCTGTTCTATTTGGACGTTACTGCGGTTTCCGGAAACAACACCGTCGAGTTCCTTTCCACATCGACCGCGGCGATGACGTTCGACGATGCGAGCGTCAGAAGGATTTCCTGACGGCGAGCGGCAGGGAGTCTCGTCGACGTTCCAGGAAATCAAAATGCAGTCCGCAGCCTGCGTCTTCGGCACAATCTGATCCGGCGCTCGCCGAGATCTTCATCTCAAATCGTTCAGATCAGGATTCCATCATGGCGCTTGCAAGCGACCTCCCGTTGCTGTCGTCCGTCAGCCACCTCGTCGGGCTGGAGGATGTCTCTGGGCAATTCAGCGTTGGGCGTCTCTCGTTCTCGCTCCTCGTCGCCCAGCTTCTTTCCGAGGGTGGGATCGCGGACGAGATCAACGATCTCCGCGATTTGATCGAGGCGTTGGATAGCGGCGCCTACAAGGGAACGTGGAATGCAGCTACTAACACCCCAGAGCTGGCATCCGGCGTAGGAACCGACAAAGATCGCTATCTGGTTTCGACCCCAGGCTCGACGGAGCTCGACGGCATCTCGTCGTGGTTTGCCGGCGATCAGCTGGTGTTCTCCGATGCAGCCGGCGGCGTGTGGCAGCGGATCGCTGGCACGACGGATTCCGCAACCTTGGCGGCGCTGGCGGCGAAGATCGCGAACGTCTTCCCTACGGAGGCTATCTGTGCCCCGAGCGGCACTCAGGCCCGCGTCGAATTTCGGCTCTCAGCTGGCGCGTTGGCGTCGGCCATGGCCATCCTGCTGGGCACTGGTGCGCTGTCTCTGCGAAACGGCACACGCGACTCCCTTCTCATCGACACAGCCGGCAACGTCATTATGCCGTTCACGCCGGACGCTCCGAAGCCAATCGGCACCACTCCGACGAAAGACATGGTGCGCAAGGGCTTCACGCCGTGGGGGGAGAAAACGGAGGAGCGCGAAGACCTCGTCGTTCCCCAGCTGTATCACGTCAGCGCGGGCGACGCGTATCACCAGCTTGTGGTGCAGACATCAGACCGCACCCTTCAGTGCGAGCACCTGGCGGCAGGCTTCGCCGTCGAGATCCATACGGACGGAGTGGGCGTCCGGCTGGACGCCGGCATTGACCGGGAATGGTTCGGCGTCTCGGGATCGCCGCGCTTCATCGACGTCAGCGCCGACGCCATCGTGCAGATCAGGGCGCTGCGGACGGGATCCAACAAACTGCGGATCACGGTCCTGGCCGGCTCGCCGACCATCGCTGCGTCGGCGTCGCAGCTGGAAGCTATCGCCGACAAGACCGTCGCGATGATGTTCCAGTCGCTCGGCTACCGGCTGTTCAATGGCTTTGGCCTGGAGGGCATCCAGCGTGCGCTTCGGGATGCCGGGTACACGGCGACGATCCGCTTCATCAACCTGGCGACGCCGAACACCTCGCTTCTGGAGGGCAACGATACCGGGACCGGCCATTGGGTGAAGGACGACCATACGGCTGGCTCGTTGCTCCTCCCAGCTCTGGTCGCTCTGGCTTCGCTGACCGCCGCGCAGCCGGGCGGGGCAGGCCAGCCGGCGCCGTCGGCCGTCGTTGCCAACGGTGGACAGAACGAAGTCACCAAGATCAACGACAATGCCGCCTACACGACAATGGCCGCCGTCTCGACGGGCTATCAGGACTTCGGCGACCTGATTGACGCGGCCTATCCTGGATGCAAGTTGATCGTCACACCACTGCCATCTCGCGACGGGCAACTTTCCGGGGTGACATGGCAGCAGCTCGTGCGCCGGGCGCAACTGGATGCCATCGCGACGTCGAGCAAGCTCGCCCTCGGCGAGGAGACCTACGACCTCATCCGACGGCCCGAAGACGTCCACATGCCCTGCGAGAGCCAGCGCATTCAGGGCTATCGCCTCGGTAAGATCCTGCACAACATCATCGGTGGCGGCAGCAATTACCTTGGGCCGGTGATCACCAAGATCACCCGCGTCTCCGACACGACGCTTGATTTCACGGTGGACTGGAGCGGCGGGGCTGCCATCGAAGCGCAGTATTTCAATGAAGGCTGGCCTGACTGGTGGGTTACCGCGGTCGGCGCGGCGACCAAGAATCAGACGTACCAGACGCCGATCAAATGCGACTTGCAGGCCACGGTCGGCTCGACGCGCCGCTATCGCCTGACCTTCGCCACCACTCTCCCTGCAGATCTCATCGCCTCCTACCCAGGCGGATACTGCGACAACAGCGAGACCGGGCGAGGCATGAACGACAACACCAACGTTCTTCCGCTGCGCAGCGTCGCGATGGAAGACACCCCGTAAGGAGCAACCATGCCCACTGTGAAAATGAGCCACGATGGAACCGGCTTCGTGCTTGAAGGCGCCCCCGGCTACAACGAGAGCACAGCAGTCGAATACGACCTGCCGACCGGGTCACGGGTGCAGCCCTTCATCGTTTACGGATACCGCGGCGGAGGCGTCGATATCGTCCAGATCGGCGAATATCGCGACACGACGAAGGTCAATGGCAAGGTCGTTGAGCGCATCCGCCCGCAGCTGGAGTTGCCGCCTGAGATGCCGATTCTCGACCCGGTCGGCTGATCTCGCCCATCCACCCGTAGCAAAACAACATCGCCCGGCCGCATCTCGCGAGCCGGGTTTTTCGTGCGAGGACATCATGAGCAACGCAATGGCCGAGGCCATCGTGAAGTCGGTGCAGACCCGTCTGCAGGAGCTTCGCTACTATGACGGCGGCATCGACGGCGACGCCGGCCCGAAGACCGAAGGCGCGATTACCGAGTTCAAGCGGGCGCACGGGCTGACACCTCGCCCGTATCCGGTCATCTCGACACTGCATCTCCTCTTTGACGAGAATGCCAAGCCAGCCGCCGCGAAGGCGCCGATCGCGACGCAGGACGGGTCGAAGGAGCCGGCATGGATGATCGACGTGCGCTCCAGGCTGGGGCTGCACGAGGTCAACAACTATACGGAGCTGTCGAAGTATCTTCGATCGGATGGCGCGACGCTCGGCGACCCGCGCAAGCTGCCCTGGTGCGGCGATCTGGTCGCCACCGCGATCAAGCTGGCGCTGCCGGACGAGCCGCTGCCGGCCAATCCCTATCTCGCCCGCAACTGGCTGAAGTTCGGCGTCGAGACGAAGCCCCGGGTCGGCGCCGTCATGGTGTTCTGGCGCGGCTCGCGGAACGGCATCTCCGGTCACGTCGCCTTCTATGTCGGCGAGGACGCGACGACCTATCACATCCTCGGCGGAAACCAGTCGAACAAGATCTCGATCACCCGCATCGCCAAGGATCGCTTCCTCGGCGCGCGCTGGCCCAAAGGCGACGCCAGCCAGACCGGCACCGTCACCACGAGCGCCGCCGGCGCCGTTTCCACCAACGAGGCCTGACACCATGCTCGACCATCTAACGCCAATCCAGTCGACGAACAAGGCCAACATGGGGGCGGGCGGCGCTGCCGGCGGAATGACCGTCGGCAGCGCCGTGGCTCTGCTCTGGTCGATGACCTCGTGGTTTCCCGCGGAGTGGGCTGGCAGCCCCGCCGCGATCGTCGCGGTGGTCTTTCTGCTCAATCTGCTCTTCGGCAGCGTCGGGTCGTGGATTGCGACATATCGAGCGCGTGAGCTTCGCCTTGATAGCTCGCGTTACGACGCGGCGGCCAAGGCCGGCGAGGCGCCGGCGGTTCCCTCGCGGGTGCTGGCGACGCGGAGGGAAGGCTGATGCGCTGGATAGCGGCATTCTTCCTTCTCGCCGTCGCCGGCACGGCGATCGTCCTCATCGCCTTGGAACAAGGTCTTCAGGCGGTGCCGTGAGCATGCCGCAGCATAGGATACCATCATGGCGAACACTGCCGACATCGCCGGTTTGACCGTCTCTCTGCCGCTGCTCTTCGGATTCGGAGGGACGTTGGCCGCGGTCCTGGGGGCCTGGTACGATCTGAGGGCGCGATCGCTTTCCAATAGTCGCCAGATCACGGAACTTGAGATCGACCTCGAAAAGCAGCGCACCGCCCTGCAGACCGAGCTCGACAAGGAAATGGCGGCGATGGGCCGGCGGGTCGAGACTGCCGACCTCAAGGCCGGCGCCGTCGCGGCGCGGCTGGAAATCCACGAGGAGCGGTTCCACAATTACCGGGTCGAGGCGGCGGAGAAGTTCGTCACCTCAGAGCAACTGGAGCGCATGCGGGTGGAGATGACCGCCGGATTCCAGCGGATCGAGGAGAAGCTCGACCGGAGGCCGGCGCCGCGTCAGGGCTGAACTATCGTCCTTGAAGCCAAAGCCCGCCGCTCCTGACAGGGGGCGGCGGGCTTTCTGCGTCTGAGATACTGTCTTTTCGCTCTCGTCGCCGTATGCTGCTGCGCAGTAAGATCACGAGCGAGGCAGAACGATGAACTCCACCGACATATTGAAGGCGACGTTTCGCAACAAAAACAGACACTACCCAGGGCATGAGGACAAGCGGCAAGTCTCGTTCCCTGATCGGGTTGAAATCGGCCGCCAGCAAAACATGATCCGCCCCGCGCTGCGGCCGAGTTTTCAAATCAAGCGCTCTTCCTCGGTTTTCACCATCGGATCGTGCTTCGCGCGCAACGTCGAGAGGTTCCTTTTGGCCGAAGGTGTTGACGTGCCGGCGGCAAGCTTTCGCGTTCCTGAAGGCGAAGTCCCAGGGGGCGAGAACCGGGTCTTGAACCAGTACAACCCCGGATCGATGGCGCAGGCCATCCAATTCGCGAGCGAGCCAGTCCATTACGATGGCATTGTCGAGACCGCCTCCGGAGCGGTCGACCTGCTTCTCGCGACTGGCACGAGACCGGTAAGCATAGACCGCGCTCGCGAGAGGCGCGAGCAGGTTCACGACCTATACCGTCGGAGCATTGATCAAGCCGATGTTGTTCTCATCACACTCGGGTTGGTGGAGGCATGGCGCGACAAGCAGACCGGCCTATGGCTCAATGATGTTCTTGTCGGGCATGTCCGATCCGAACCAGACAGGTATGAATTCCATCAAATGAACGTCGCGCAGTGCGAGGAAATGATTACGCAGATGATCGCCTCGCTCGGCGAGAAGAATGTCGTCGTGACCGTTTCGCCTGTGCCGCTTCAGATGACATTTACAGACGATGATTGTGTCGTGGCGAACACGACATCAAAGGCCACTTTGCGAGTTGCGGCGGATCTGGTCTGCAAGAAATTCCCGAATGTTGACTATTACCCGTCGTTTGAAATGGTTACGCTACTTGGTGCGACGGCGTATGGATATGACAACGTCCATGTGAGGGACTACATCGTCCATCATGTTGTGAACTACATGCTCACATCGTACCTTGAGAAACTTAGCGGCAGACATTAGCCCGCCGCTCCCGGTGAGGAGCGGCGGGCCTTCTGCATTCAGAACCGCAGATGACGGCTCATGTCCATCTTGGCCGGGGCGGGCGAGCGCGAGCCGTTCCAGTCATCAGCTGCAAGGTCGGACGCCAGCGCTTCCCACTCTTCCGGCGAACCGAATACGGCGCCCATCTGGCCATCTTCGGGGGTGAAGTAGATCCCGGTCTTCTCGCCGCAGGACGTGCAGGCCGCATAGACCTCGCCGCCGACGCTCTTCATCTCGGCCTTGCCGCCGCATGCGCAAGGCGCAAGGCGGCCGTTTTCGATATTCGTCATTTCATGGGCTCCCGTGAGGTTGGGCGGACCATATCAAAGTTCCGCGGTTGCTGGCAAACTATGGCTGGCGGAGGTGCGCGCCAGCCGTATCGTCTCAATCCTGATCTCGCCCTCGATTGCGCCTTCCAGCGATTTGACGATAACGCTGACAGGTTGATTTGGTCGCTCGACTTCGAACGCCATTGTGGCCGAAAACTGCCCGTCCCTGACAATCCCGGTCCTGACCTCCTCGCCGTGACGGCGCCCGACGAGCGTTTTAACGCCGATCTCGTTTCCGGAGAGGTTCGCCGTCAGGCGGAACACCACCTCCATAAGCCATCGGCCGGGCGGAAGAGAATAGGCTGGACCACCCGCTAGGCGCTTAGCCCGCCCAAGCATCTGCACATTTCCGTCATCAGCGGAAGCGGACCGGTCGATCGTGGCCTCCGCAGGCCAGCGCATCGCCTTTGGCATCTTGCCTCCGGCCATCGGCTCATAAGCTTCCGCCGCCGTGACCAGGATGCGCAAATCACGATCTGATATCTCCTCCAAGGTGCGAGCCATCTGGCCATAGCCGGGGAAACGGCTGCGCATCGTTGCCGCCACCGGCGTGTGCTGCGTGATGCGGTCAAGGCCCAATCCTGCCGCCACGGCTTCGACAAGCCCGCCATCCGGCTCGATGCCGTAGAACAGAGCAACCGACTGGATTAGCGGCAGTAACAGGGCATCGTCGTCGGGCCACGCGTAGACCACCACGCTCGCGGCATCGCAAAGCCCGGCCATCTCCGCGAACGTGCCTGTTGCGGCTCTGACCGCAGCCTCTGCATCGACTTTGCGACGGAGGATCGACAGGGCGACCGTTTCCGCGAAGCCACCGCCAAACATCAGGATCTTGGACTGCGTGCGCCGGAACAACTCGATCATACGCGGATCGCTGCCGGACAGCGAAACGACCGCCGGCGCACCGCCGAGCAGTTTGTAGGCCTGATAGAAAGCGTCCAGGCTGCCTGCCTGCACCGTTTCGACGCGCCCGAAATGGTGCCGGGCAATTGCGTGGATGATGTCGAGCCCCAGCCGGCTGTATGACGACGGAGCGGAGGAGACTACGAATAGCATGCGATGGTTTTAATGCGGGTGCCTGTCATGGCTTTGCCTTCATGAGCGCGTTGCGGCTGGTCACCATCCTATAGTCGTCGGCGAAGCGGACAAGGCAACTGTTCATCGTGCCGCGGGCCTCAACGGTGCAGCGCTGGCCCTTCCGGCCCTGGCGGTTCCAGCGGTAGATGTAGACCTGCATCCGTTGCGATCCTTCATGGTCTGTCGCAACGCCGTGCCAGACTCATCAGCATCTTGGCAGAAATTCCTAATCTGAGGGTCACTGGTTCGAATCCAGTCGGGATCACCAATCAAATCAGGAACTTGATGCTGCATCTGTCCTTGGCGTTGCGACCATGTTGCGACGCCGTTGCGACGCCTACGTTTTCGGCTTGTTCCTGGCGGCGACTCGCGCGGCCGCCGCGGCTCTGGTTTTGTCGAGCGTCCCGCGGCTGTAGATCGCCGTTGTCGCGATCTGCGAATGGTTCGCGTGGTGTCGCATCGTCTCGAGGTCGACGCCAGCCGTTGTGCCCTCGGTGACGCCTCCGGCGCGGCTGTCGCGGTTCCACACGCCATCGGGCACACCAGCCTTGCGCGCGATCGCCCGCCACATCTGGAAGAAGTTTCGATAGCGATAGGGCAGGCCGGTCGTCTCGTTCTTGACGATGGGCCCCAAGCGGTTCTCCGCAGGGATCAACGCCAGGCACTCGGCGACGAGCGGATAGGCCGCCGTGTCATGCACGGCCTGCTGACCGGTCTTCGTGGTCTTCTTCCGCAGCACGCCGTCGCGATCGATGTCAGACCACTGCACGCCGCCGCTCCACCGCTGGCCGCGATCGACGATTCCGCTGGCGCTCTCGCGGTTCGGCGTCCATTCCCCGATGACGTCGATCTGGCGCAGGGTGAGTTCGAACTGAAGGGCCTGGGCGATGGCGATGGAAGGCCGGCCCATCTCGATCGCCTTCAGGATTATCGCGCTGCTCTGTTCGAAGGTGACGAATTCTGACCGGGCAGCCGGACTGGCGAAGCGCATGGCCGCCAAGATCGCCGCAAGCCTGGCGCACTCGGGGATGTCCATCGTGACGCCGAACTTCACGACGATGCGCAGGATCTGCATGGCCTTGAAAGCCCGGCGGACGCGCTCGGGGCCACCTTCGTCCCGAGGCTCGCGCAGCTTCGTGTACCAGCGCCGGAAGTCGGCGCCGTTCAGCCGGGCGAGGATGCGGTCGCCGACGGCTGTCTCCAGAAGGTCGAGGGATTCGCCGTACATGCGCCGGCTGTTGTCCTTCAGCGCGTGGAACGGGCTTTCCGGGGTCTTGCGGTAGAGCGTGATCAGGCCGCGCAGGGTGCCGTCGAAGCGCGCGCCGGCATCACCGTTGCCGGACAGCCATTCGAGCAGCTCGGCCGTGTAGCGCTGGCAGAGGTGGGCGATCGCCGCCTCGTCGGTTTCGTGGATGCGGATCGTGGGCGTCGGGTAGCCGTCGGCTTTCTTGGAGATGGCCTTCGCCACCCAATAGAGCGCGGCGCCGCCGGCGCGCTTTCGCCGCTGGAGGCCGGGTGTTCTCACCAGTTTTCCTTTCCGTCGGGTTGCAGCGGCAGAGCGCCGCCGCCAGCATCGGGCCTCAAGCCCGCCCGCCGGTCAAGGAATTCGCGCACAGCCGGCCAATATCGCCGATCGTGGAACATCGGATCGCGGCGTGGGAAGCCTTGCCGCTCGAGCACGGTCAGGCGCTCGGCGACCTCCTCCTTCTTCAAGCCAAGCCGGGTCGCAATCTCGGCGTCGGACAGGAAAAGACGCTCGGCCGTGCTCATCCCCGCGCTCCAGCATGCATGATCACCTTCAGCGCCTCGGCTTCGTTGCCGGTGACGGCGTAGAGGAGGAGGGCGATTCCGCACGGGTCGGCGATGCCGTGCATCTGCCAGAAGGCGAGCTCGTTCATGGAATGCTGCTCGCGGTGCTCGGCCGGGGTGAGCGGCAGAACGAACTCGTCCGAAGGCTTCCGGCCCTTGCCCGTGCTTGGCTTGCCGTGCTGGGGCGCGGCCATGCGCAGATGGCAGGCTTCGACGCCGAACTCGCCGGAGACGATCGAGGGCAAGGTCCGGATGAAGGCGAGGTGGCGCGGGTTCTCGCGCCGGCGTGTCTCGCGGCCGGACGGGTCGAGCGAGAAGGCGGTCGAGGGGCGGGGGATGATGCCGGCCATGTCAGAGTACGCTCGCCGGCATGGCGTGGATGTTGCGGCGGTCGACCGTGAACGTGTAGGCGGCAATCCAAGGGTTCATCGCCGAGCCGAAGCCGCGCTTGGCGTTGAGGCTGTCCCAAAGGGTGCGGTAGCTTTCGCGAGGATCTGCGAAGTGCCGCTTGGCCATGTCGTCACCGCGCAGGTAGTCGTGCCAGCCCCACACGCCTGGCATCCCCGCCGCGTGATCCTTCTCGATCCCCTCGGCTTCCGCATCCTCATCGCTGATATCCTGCAGCCGCTGCACCCGGACATCTGTGACGGTGAGCGTCAGGCGTGAGGCCCACCGGGGCATGTGCATGGCCGCGCGAAGGCGGACGAGGCCGACTGTCCGAAACGTCCAGCGCTCTCGTGATCCGTCGGCTTCGAAATGCACAGGCTCCTCACCTCCCATGTCGGACGGGCGAAGGTCATCATAGGCGATACTCGATCGCCACGCCTCGCGCACCCAGAGGCGGTCGCCTCGGGTATACCTAGGGCGGAAGGTGGCGCCATGGCGGATCAGCTGGTCGGCGGGCCACGAGATGAGAATGTCGCCTGGGAGAAGCTTCTTGGCCTGCTCGCCGGAGAGGGGCAATGTCACCCGCCGCGTCTGCGTCTTTCGCCCGTCGAGAATGGCGCGCAACATCGGGGCACTGAAGTGGATAGGTTTGTCGCTCACGCCGCCCTCCTGTCGCAGATGCCCCACCACAGCGCGGCGACGGCGCGGACGCCGACGGTTTCCTTGAACTCGATCGCGGCCAGCTTCTCGACGGCCGCCTCGAACTTCATCGCCTTGCCGCCGTTTGCGACCTGGGCGGCCTCGACCAGCGCGCAGCGGCGCGTCAGGCCGGGCCGGCGCCACTCGGGCGGCGCGGCCTTGATCCGGTCGAGCTCGATGTCGATGACGCGGGAGGCGAACTCCTCGCTGTAGGCGACGATCTCGCCGGCGGACCGGACGAGATCCATGAAGACGCCGAGCGCGGCCCGTGCACGGACGCCGTAGAGTTCGGCGCGGCGCGGCGACACGTCGTGCTTGGCGCGGGCCCCGTCGCTGCTCGTCCAGCCTTCGGGCCGGATGAGCGCGCACATTGTGGCGGCCTCCTCGCGCTTGGCGTCGAAGAGGATGGCGCCGAGCTTGACCATGCGAGGCTGCGACGGATCGCCGAGCGGCCGGTCGAACTTCACCAGCCCGGTCGTGTCGGTCTTGAAGACGAGGATCGACATCGCTCAGCCCTCCGCGTCGATGCGATAGGCATGCCCGCACCGCCCGCAGGTGTAGACGGACATCATCGCGTCGTGCCGGGGCGTCCACTCGTGGGCGCACTCCGACCAGGTGAAGAACCGCGGCTCGAGCGTTCCGACGTGGATGGCGACGGCGACGCCGCCGCGCTGCGCCGGATCGAAGGTCGCGAAGACCCGGCATGCTTTACCGTCGACGCGGCGGATACCGAGTTCGGCCAGAACCTTCGGCGCACCGGCGGCGAACAGGTTCCAGTAGGCGGGCGGGCTGATCTCCACCGCGTTCGGGAGCGGCCAGACGATCGCGTCAGCGTCGAGCACGCCGAGGGCGGAAAGGACGTCGACGGTGGTCTCGTCACGGGCGAGGGTGGTCTCGTGGATCATGGCTGTGCTCACATTACGAGGGTCAGGTTCTCGGCCGCACGGGTGATGCCCGTGTAGAGCCAGCGGAATCGATCGGCGCGGAAGGCGGAGCTTTCGTCGAACAGGACGACGTTGCGCCACTGCGAGCCCTGGCTCTTGTGGACGGTGATCGCGTAGCCGTAGTCGAACTCCTGCGTGCCCATCTTCGAGCGCCAGTCGAGTTGCTTCAGCCGATCGTCGCCCTGAAAGAAGTGCTCCCAGACATCGACCGGCACGAAGTGGCCGGGATTGTCGGCGTCCTGCACGACCATGCGGTAGATCTTGCCTTCGGGCGTCTTCTTCGCCCGGTTGTGCTTCTCAAGCTGCCAGAGGCCGCCGTTTAGGAGCCCGGCCGAGCTATCGTTGCGAAGGCAGATCAACGTTTCGCCCGGCATTGGGTCGGTGGCGTCGAAGCCCTTGAGGCTGCGGATGCGCGCGTTGTAGCGATGCCTCGTCATGTTCCGCCCGACGAGGATCGCATCCGACGCGAGCACCATCTCGCTGTTGATCTCGCTGCTGGACAGGATCTTCAGACCGTCGGCATCAGCCCAGCCGAAGTCCTTCGCGTGACGCGCATCCGGCATCGTCCCTTGCCGGACGAGCGTCGCGAGTTGCAGGATCGGACTTTCGGCTGCCTGGCGGTGAACCTCGTCGAGCATGAAGTCGGGCCGATCGACTTCGGTGAACACGCCGACATCCTTCCCGACAGGCGGAAGCTGCGCAGGATCACCGAGGACTAGGACCGGCTTTCGGAACGACAGGAGATCGTTCGCCAGCTTCTCGCCCACCATCGAGCACTCATCGATGATGACGAGATCGACGTTGCGCATGTTGCGGTCGGTCTTCTTGTATTTGAACAGGCCGGTTTCCTCGTCCTGCTCACTGGCGTAGATCAGCGAATGGATGGTGGATGCGTCGCTGCAGCCTTTCTCGCGGAGCACCTTGGCGGCCTTGCCGGTGAACGCCGCGAAGGCGACCTTGCCGTTGTGCTGAGAGGCAAGATGCTTGGCGAGCGTCGTCTTGCCGGTGCCTGCGTAGCCAAAGAGGCGGAAGACCTGCTGGTCACGCTGCTTCAGCCATGCGCCGACGGCGTCGATCGCCTTCGTCTGCTGAGGCGAAAAGTCCATTATGCCACCTCACTCCTCGCCTGTTCGAATGACATCCCGGCCATGGCTTCGACGCTCTCGCGCAGCTGCTGGTCAGGGATTCCTGGGATGATGTCCGTGTGGATCTTCGCCATCAGGACATCGATGTATCGGGTCCAATCCTCGGCGCCCCATTCGGCGGTCGAGACTGGCGTGGCGCGGACGTCGCCGCGCCCGGTGATGATGACGGCATCGCAGTAGCCGCAGGAGATCAGCAGCTGCCGGTGCGCCTGATCGGCCGTCGGCCACATCTCGGTCATCTCGACGAGCCGGTGGAGGAGCGCGCGATACCAAGCGACGAGGCGCTGGTTCGGCTTCTGCGTCGCGACGACGGTGACGAAGCCCCGGACGGCCAGCCGCTCGATCTCGTCCTTGTCCCGGGGGGCCGCGGCGATAAGAGCCTCGCCGCGGCGGTACATGAGGAGTTCGATCGGCATCACCAACTCGCCAAGCTTGCGAGGATTGCGATCGAAAGGCCGAAGCCTGCCATGAGCATCGCGATGCGATCCCCCGTGCTGGTCTCAATCACCCAGCCGAAATCAAGGGTAACGAAGGCGATCAAGAGGTAGACGAAGATCGAGGGGCCGAAGACGATCAATGCGATGACGCCTATCGCCAAGAGGGTATCCTTCATCAGCCCAGCCTTTCGAACGCGTCGGCGAAGGCGCTGTCGAAATGCTCCTCCTTGTCGGCGGTGCTGAGCAGGCCCTCCTCCACGGCGGCCTCGACGTCGGCGAGGGCGATCTCGACGGCCTCCTTATCGCCTTCCTTGATGCGTTCGATGATGTCGTCGCGAAAAGCCACCGGGTCGAACTCCACTGCTTCGCCAGCGCCACCTCCGTCTGGAGCGCCGCCGTCGCCGTCGCCCTGGTCGGCAGCCGGCGGCGCCAAGCGGACGCGGTACTTTTCCTTGATCGCGACGATGCGATCGTACTGCTCCTGGTTTCGATGCCTCGGGCGCTGGTCGAAAACCACCCTCAGCTCGTCCAGATTGCCGGCCTTCGCCATCGCCGATTCCCACTTGCGCAGATCGGCGTCGAACGGATCTTCGTCGATCGTCTGCTCGCGCTTCGGCGGCGCGGGCGGCGTGGTCTGCTTCGGCGGGGCCGGCGGCGTCTTCTTCGCCTCGCTGGAATATTCCTTACGAAGTCGGTGGAAGGTCGCCTCGTCGATCTCCTCGGTCATACCATCGCCTTTTCCTGCGATGTTGGCCCCGTCGTCGGTCGACCAGACGCTGCTGCTTTCGCCATGGTGCCAGTAGCGCAGCACGGCCCCGACGCTCTGGTCGCTCTTGCTGCTATCGCCCTGCTTGGCCGGGGTCGGGGGAGACGGAGGAGTAACCGCCGGCGTGACGTCGCGCATGTCGGCGATCTTCGCCGCCTCGTCCTCGTCGTAGACGCCGGCGAAGCCGAACGCATATCGTGCCGCCTGGATGAGCGTCTTGTGGCGCAGCATCCGGTGCTTCATCTTCCACGGGTCGGTCGCCCTGATGCACTCGATCAAGTATTCCGTGATGCGCACCGGCCGACTGCGGTCCTTCCGGTACATGATGCAGGTGCAGGAGATCAGGTTGCCCTTGTCGTCGTGCTCGTCCTCGAATTCGAACCCGTCGCAGGCGGGGTGCGAATTGATCAGATGTACCCAGCCGTCGATTGATACGACGGGCACGATGCCGCCGCCCTTCGCGGGGAACGCGTAAATCTCCTTCGTGAGCGGGTTCAGCCCGTATTCCTTGGCGACGAGGAGGAAAGCGGCGAACTCCTCGCGGGTGGCCGGCGCCTCGTTTCTGCTGGGCCTCATGCAGGTGGCGCGCACCGTGGCCTCGAACGCGTCGGGCTCCATGCCGAAACGCTCGGACATGGTTTTCAGGACCGAGCGCGGCTCGGCGGCGACGAGGGCGTTGCTCATGACATTTTCTCCGCCGCTTCGACACGGTCTATCGCGGCCTTCAGCAGGATGTTCAGCTCGGTGATGACGTACTGGCCGAGCGGCATGAAGATCAGCCGATCATCTGGCGGCAGTGCCGTGGTGAAGCCCTGCATCCAGCAGGCGAGGTCGGAGCAGGACGCGCTGAATTCCTCCAGCTTTTCCTTCGGCACGAAGACGGCGGTCACGCTGCCGTCGAAGTATGAGTCGTGCGGTACGCAGAGGGCATCCAGCCGGCTCTCGGCCCGCTGCATGTCGGCGAGAATGTCGTTCGCCCGGTCGCGCCACATCTCGACGTCGTGCTTCAGCCTGGAAGCTGTCGAGACAAGCCGATTGACGACATCCTCGATGCTCTCGTGCGGTAGCGGTCGAATAATGCTGAGAGCGTCGCACAACGGTGCGAAATCGCTTCGGCAGGCTGAGCCATGCTTCAGCCGGTCGATCTGCGAATGCAGCTTGCCGATTTCCTGCCGCTGATGTTCGGCAACCTGCCGCAGCCGATCGACAGACTGCAGGCACTCGTGGAAGACGGTCGAGCGGTGCCGGTTCGGACCGACCTTCTCGACGCCCAGCCGCTTGGCGAGGTGGTTTGCATCGGAGCGCGACAGACCATCGAAGACGTCGATGCGCGTCTGCAGTTGCTCAACCTCCTGCCGCAGCCGCTCGTTCTCCTCGGCGGCGTGATGCGGGACGGGCGGGATCCACTCGGCGACGAGCCTAATCGAATTGCCAAGAGGGCAACTTCCATCGGATCGGAAGGTCAGAAATCCATCGTGGAAATCGAACGCCTCGTCCAGATTGCGCTTCTTCATCGGCCCATGCAGGAAGCCGTCAGCGTCGACGTAGATCTTGCCGGCCTCGATCTTCAGCGGCGTGGCCGGCGCGCCTTCGACCTCGGCGAAGTCGGGATCGTCCAGGTGTCGTTTTCCGTCATCGATCGCGACCATGATCACCGCGCCTCCTTCCGCTCTTCGAGGCGAGCGCCCGGCACCGGGGCGCCGGCCATCAGCATCTTGCCCGCCTTCTTGGTCAGGAGATCCATCAGGTCGGCATCCGGCTTCTGCCTGCCGCCCTCCGAGCATTCGAGAAGGAACCTCGCCACTGCGATGGGGTCGTCGAGGACGGCATAGCTGCGCGTGACGAGTCCGGTGGCCTGCTGGCGGCCGCGCGATGCCGGGCGAGCCGGTTCTGCCGCGGCGCCGGCGAGATCGCCGTTCTGCTCGGCTTCCTTCTGCCGTCGCTCGGCCTCCGCCTGCTCCTTCTCCCTGCGCTCCCTGTCGAGCTTCAGCCGATATGGCTCGCACGCCTTCTTGGCGCGGCGCTTCTGGTCTTCGGCCTCGCCGATCGGCGGCTTCCAGACCTTGTTGATCTCCTTCACCTGCTCGTTCAGCGGGCGAACGCGGGCGTCACGGGCATTGTCCATGCGCTTGGCGATGTCGGCCATCTTGTCGCCGATGTCCGCCACGCGCTTCTCGTGGTCGGCGGTCATCGGGTCGCCGTCCTTCAGCTCGGCGTCGAGCTTGCGCTGCCATGTGGCGAGTTCCTCGCGGAAGTTCTCGATCTCGGTGTCGATGCCATCGGCGCCGGCAGAGTTGTCGCCGATCGTGGCGCGCGGGTTCGGCTCGTCATCGGACGATTTACCGGCCGCCTCAGACGCCTGGGTTTTCTCGGCTTTTTGCCCCTTCGCCTTCGATCCACGGCCGGGCAGACCGACGCCAGCCGGCGCCTTCTCCTCGGCCTTCTTCGGCTTCTCGGCTGTGGACTGCTTCTCGCCGTTGATCTCGACGATGACCTCGTCCGGCCACTCGCCATGTTCGGTCTTCGCGACATAGGCCTCGTGGGAGACAGGCTGGCGGCAGAACCACGTCCACTGCGCGCGGGCCCGGTCCTCGCTGACGACCTCGTCGCCGATCTTGCAGAGGAGGTCGCCGCTATCCTGGTCATACCAGATAGCCACCGGCTTGGAGCCGTCCTTCGGCTTCGTCCGGTAGAAGCCGGTCATCACGTCGACCTCGTGGATCGGAAGCTCCGGAGTGCCGATCTTCGAAGGATCGGCGATGGCGGCCATCCACCAGTCCCAGCCGGCGGGTTCAAACGTCTGCGCAGCGCTCATGGCGATGCTCCTGTGCTTTGGGAGGTGCGGCCGCAGCCGCGGGATCAGTTCGCGGCCAGGCGGTTCAGAGCGCTGACGATCAGATCGGCGCCATCTTGGTCCGTCGCCGCGGCAAGAGGTTCAGCGAGGCCGGTAATGATCTCGAAAGTCGTCACGGCCTCGGAGACGATGAGGAAATCGGTTTCGTCCTCATGAGGCTCACCGCAGCCCGGGCACGGCTCGCCGTCGGTCCCAGCATGAAGGGTCTCCAAAACGCGATAGCGATTGGCCGGCCCGCGCTCGGCGGCCTGACGCTCCGCCTCTTCCATCGTCATGACCTGGATTTCGGGTCCGTCGCTCATTGGCGCTCGTCCTGTCTGCTGGAAACGAGACGGACGGTAATCGGATAAAAGCGACACGTCAACATCTTGTGTCGTTTTTTTACGATTTGAATTATTGGAAGCGTCGCTTACCAATGCTTTTCAGATTGACCGACGGCGCATGTGGGCCGATAACATCCGGCGCCACGCAATCCCGCGTGCCGTATCAACTATCGGACATCGTTATGAAAACCGTTGCAAAAGAAAACCCTGGCGCCGCTTGCGACGGCAACCAGGGTCAAGGGATAGGCCAGGAAACAGTCAATCAGTACCCGAAAGGGCAGCGCAAAAGCAAGACGCTTTCGAGCGTCGAAAGCGATATTCTCGCCTGGCCGTGTGGCGACGTCGAGCGGCGCAAGATGCGCGAGGCGTGGAGCCTGCTCGCTTTCGGCCTTTGCACCAGCGACATTCAGGCGCTGCGGCTGATCCGGGCGATCGAGGCGAATGTGCATCTCGGGAGCCTTCAGTGCTGGCTTACGAACGAGAGGCTCGCGTCCCTCGCCAACTGCAGCCTCTCCGCGGTGAAGGACGGTCTTTCGGTTCTCGCCCGCCGCGGGGTGATCCGCTGGACGACGGCCCTGAAGCGGGAGCACGGCATCATCACCGGGCGGAAGCGGGTGATCGAGTTGACGTTGCCTGTCGGGATGCCGGCCACGCTCGAGGCGATGCAGGCGGCTCTTGATAGCGATTCCACCGAAGGGTGCTCTGAGCAACCGTCGGAAGGGGCACCGAAGGGTGCTCAGCGTGTCTCACCGAAGGGTGCTCAGCGTAGCCGCACCGAAGGGTGCTCTGAGCAACCTACTCCCTTGATAAGAAAATACCCTGATAAAAATACCCTGAAACGCGCTGACGCGCGCGACGAAGATTCGATCTTCGAAGAGCATGTCTTCAACGGTTGCGGATCCCTGGAGTCGTACCGGCGGGATCTGACGAAGGAAGGCGTCTTCTTCGAGGGTGTCGCCTTTGCCGAGAACCTTCGACGCGGTGCCATGAGCAACGCGAAGCCATGTTTCGACGACATCCATGGCTGCGGCAGCTTCGTTCGTCTTCCAGAGCCTGAGAAGCAGCGATTGAGGGAACGCGCGCTGGATGTCGCGCTGGCAAAGTTCGGGATGACCCGGGCGGATCTTTCGGAAGGAGCCCTGGCATGATCCACGACAACAACCCTCGGCCGTTCGAGAAGCCTTCCGAGCGGCTCTGCACCGTCATTCCGTTCCCGTCAGTGAAGCGGGTCCACAAGCTCGCCTATACGGCGCAGCGGCTGGCGGGCCCGGGCACCGAGAAGCAGAAGGCGCGGTGGCGCGATCAGATCTTCAACGGGATCGAGAACCAGTTCCTGGCCGTCGGCGTATCGCCGGAGCGGGCCGAGGAGGAGCGTCTTGCATTTGAGGCAGCGGTGGCGCGTCAGATCGAGCGGTGGCGAGATGCTGGCGTCTTCCCGGCAGAGGACGACGGGGCGGCGTGAGCGGCCATGTTAATTTTCTCGACCACAAATGAGGCTGCAGAAATTATCGTGCCGCCTCAGCCGTCGATCCGCCGGCGGTGCTTCCGGATGATGTCGTCGACGATCGCGATGATGGCGATCTCCTCGCCGTTGTCCGGTTCGTGGTCGGGGATGATCCGCAGGCTCTTGTGCGTGCCATTGCTCGAGATCGGCCGCAGCTCCTGCATTCCGTCCGGATGGCGGAAGAGCCGCTTCACGGTGAGCTCGCGCAGGTGGCCGCCGTTCCTGGTGCGCTGGACAACCACGTCGTCGCCGTCTCGCAGTTCGAACGGGTAATCCCAGATTTCCCAGCAGACGATCCTGTCGCCCTCCTGGATGCCGCCGCGATCCATCGAGTCACCAGCTACTTCGTAAATGACCTTTTTTGCAGATGGGAAAGAAGGGTCCATGGGGATAACGACGCTTTCTCTTGGCTCGAAATATTCGTCAATTTCCAGCCACATTCCGGCCTGCACAACCCCGGCAACTGCGACAATTTGCCCCGCAACTGAGGCGACGGCCGACTTCGGCACGTCAATTGGCCTGGGGTTGGCTGCCCGTATCTCGTCCTGCTCGCCGTAGAGGTATTCGACGTCGCACTGCAGCACGTCGGCGAGGCGCCGGATCGAATCCCGGCGAGGGTCTTCTGTGCGTCCGGTCTTCACGGTCGAGAGCCAGGTCGGCCCCATGCCGGCGTCCATTGACGCCTTTCGCATGGACATGCGGACGCCTTGGCTGCGCAGGTCATCGATACGTTTTTCGATGCGGGAAAAATCAATCGGCATGGCACCTCCTTAAATGTCGTTTCTGGGACGGCTCTCCTTTTCAGAGTGCGCGGTGCTTTCCAACGCACACGGCCCGAACTTTTTTGCAGCACAAAAGCGACATTTAGACTTGCGCGCATCGGATAAAAGCGACATAACGAAATCATGAGCAAGGCACCCACTCTCTCGTTGCGGTTCTGCAACACCATCATGACCGGACTGATCGACGCCCTCCAGGCGAAGATCGGCGGCGCGGACACGACCGTCTCGCGCGACGCGTGCGGAAACAATCCGGATGCGGTGAAGACTTTCCGTCAGTGGGATGGGGCGAACCGATCGCCGCGCATGCTGACCGCACTGACGCTCGAGCACCACATCCGGACGAACCTGGGCGAGGCGGACTATCAGCGGGCATCGATCCGGCTGATCGGCGAGATGCTGGCGTCGTCGATTGGCGCGCTCGCAGAAGAGACCGGCGAAAGCGCCGAGGAAATCCTGGCCGGCTTCTGCCGCGACGTCGCCGGAAAGCTTATCGAACCGAGCGGCTCCAACCTCCTCCCATAAGCCGCTCGCAGGAGGCGGCGCTTCCCCCGGGCGCCGCCTCCGACCATCAACCCCGAACAAAGGACCGATCCCGATGGCCGGACGAGTTCTCGAAAGCAACGACAACGGCGACGGGCCGACCGAGGAGGTCTTCACCCGGATCCTGAACGAGCACATCCGCCTCGAAAAGGAGGCGAGCAGCGTCCGTTCGAAACAGAAGGCGCTGAAGAAGAAGGCCGAGGACGACGGCATCGACATGACCGATCTCAAGGCGGCCTTGAAGCTCGTCAGCGCCGATCCGCGCGAGGTCATCGCCCAGCGGAATCGAGAGCTGCAGTATGCGCGGTGGCTGAAGGCGCCGGTCGGCGAGCAACTCCACATGCTCGAAATGCCGCCGGACCAGTCGAAGATGTCCGACGAGCAGCGCGAGCAGAAGTGGGAAGACGAAGGCTGGCAGGCCGGACTGATGGGCCGCGATCGCGACACCTGTCCGCATGCGCCGGAGAGCCTCGGCTTCCAGGCGTGGATGCGAGGATATGATGCCGGTCAGCGGAAGAACCTGTCCGGCATCAAGGGGCCGAACAACAAGCCGGTGACCGACCCTTCCAACGCGCCGAAGCTGGACGGCACCGGCACCGATGCCGCCCCGAAGCGCCGCGGCCGCCCGCCGAAGAACCAGACCGCCGCATCGTCGTCCGAGGGTGAGAAGGGGGCGGCACCTCCCGCGCCCCCGTCCTCGGGCGACGGCGGCAAGAAGCAGCCGCCCGCTCCGCCGGCGCCGCCGAAGGCCGCGAAGCCGGACGAGCCCAAGTCGGAGCCCATGCCGGAGCCCATGCCGGACGCCGATCTGTCCGAGGAGGAGCGCAAACGCATCCAGGATGATCTGGACTGGCAGAGTTCCGGCCCCGGCGTCTCCTGAAATCCCAGAGCGAAAGCATCCGAGGACAACGGCGTCACAGGGAGACCGGAGAGTGCCGGCCCCGCCGACGTGACGGGAGATGCGAGTAGGCCGAGCCGGGGCGGCGGTTCCCCGGCAGCAATCCGCAATCAGGAGAGCGGCCATGGATACCATCGACCTGACCGAAAAGACGTTGAGAGCCATCGGCGGTGACCCATTCGACTGGCGAAATCACCGGATCAGCTATGAAGAACTTCAGCGTGCATCTGTCGTTCGGATCACGATCCACGGCGAGCAGCGGGTCGTCAAGAACCGCAACGGGCCGGTCACAAGTGCGGTCGACAGCGCGTCGGACGATCGCACCGCGAACAATGCCGTCCGCCACAAGTACCGCGTCCTCTCGGATGCCGAGAAGGCTCAGGTGGTCGCCATCAAGGACAAGGGCGCCGAGTTCCTCAGCCTGATCGACAGCCTGCGCACACCGCTGCAGCCGGCGCTCGACGCCGATGGCAATGACACCGGCATGGCCTACGGCACGATAGACCGCGATCTGAACATCGCCGCCGAGCGTGCCGAGGAAGCCGTCATGTGGGCGGTGAAGCACATCACCGCCTGACGAGCAATCTCGGGCGGCACCTCCTCCAGCCGCCCGCGGAGGGGCTCTGGTCCCGGTCACCCTTCCGACCGGGCATCCTCAAACCGGAGAAAGTCGATGTTCAAGTTCGAGATGAAGCAGGTGGTCAAGATGGTGGAGAGCGAGGAGACCGGAACCGTGATCGCCCGCGCCGAGTATGCCGCCTGCGAGAACCAGTACCGGGTTCGCTACAAGGCAGCCGATGGCCGCCAGGTCGAAAACTGGTGGGACGAGTCGGCTATCGCGGCGGCCTGACGAGTAGTCCCGCGCCGGCTTGGGGCGACAGGCGCGGGTGACTTTCGGTCCCGTTTCAACAGGAAACGGGCGCAGGGCGCTTAGCTCAGCGGATAGAGCACGGAGCTTCTATCTCCGGTGTCGCAGGTTCGAGTCCTGCAGCGCTCGCCAGTTTCACCAAACGGGGCTCGGATTATGCGCAGCATCATGAGCAGGGACGCGTGGCGCCGGTCGCGCGCAAAGCTGAGGCAGCAGGACGCCAAGCGCGCTCTCGCACCGATCCCGCCGTCCGCCGATCCCGACGAGATCCACTTCGCCACCGACATCGACTTCCCCGGCATCTGGTTCGCATCGATGCCGTCGTGCCCCGGCGTGACGGTGCCCATCCACAGCAAGCACGAGCCGCAGGAGCCGATCCGCCAGGCTATCCGGGCCGAATACGAGAAGGACCGCAAGCGATGAAAGCCGAATGCCCATGCTGCGGCGGGAAGGTCAGTCCGCACGACATCCTGATCGATGAAGCCGTCGGCGGCGTCGCCCATAAGGGCAGGATCGCGCATTTCGCCCCCAGGCGGCTCGCGGTCTTCAAGCTCCTGCTCGACGGATACCCGGAGATGCTCACGAAGGACGACATTCTGGACAAAGTCTTTGGCGAGCGCGGGCGGGACAAGGAGCGGCTCCTCTCCACGATGCTGGCGCAGATGAGGCCAGACCTCGAGCGCCTCGGCCTGCAGACCGTCACCAGCTACGGCGTGGGTTATCGCCTCGCCTTCGTGGAGGAGAACCTCCGCCCATTCGTGCGGAGCAAGAACCGCCGGAGGAAGCTCGACACAGGCGATATCGCCGCGATCCGCATGCTGCGCGAGCGTGACAATCTGCGTGCGATCGACATCGCGAAGCGCCTGAACATCACCAGCCGCGCCGCCATGCTCGCCGTGTGCGAGATCGAGCGCGAAAAGGCGAGGGTCGTCGCATGAGCCAGGTTGGCCACGAAATGAAGCAAGCCATGGCGATGAAGGTGATGATGGAGGCCAAGCTCCAGGAGGTCAGCGCCTACACGATGATCGGCAACAGCCCGATGGTCGCCGTTCGGCGCGACGAGGCGCACGCGCTTCTCGACGCGCACATGGATGCGCTCGAGCGGCAAATGAAGGCCGCCGTCGCCGAGGCCGATCGCAAGTCGGGGGAAGGGGCATGAACATGAAACCATTCGCCTCCGTGGCCGTAGCGACCATCTTCCTGACGGCGGCTCCCGCTTTCGCGCACGACGCGCCCATGGGCTGGCAGTACGATCGCTCGTGCTGCAACGGCACGGCCCATAACGGCGATTGCCAGCGCATCCCGCATTCCGCCGTGAAGGCAGAGCAGGGCGGCTGGCGGATCACGCTGAAGCCGGGCGAGCACCGCCTTGTGACGAGGCCGCACACCTGGACCAAGGGCTACGACCAGACGCGCCAGTCTCAGGACGGCGACTTCCACGCATGCCTCTGGCCTGACGAAGACACGCTCCGATGCCTCTACGTCCCGCCGATGGGGTTCTGACGATGAGCGACGTCGTCGAGAAGCGCGAGAAGAAGGCGCACCTCTGGGATCGAGACCCGGACGGCTGGTACAGCGAGCCGGAATGGGTCTGGCGCCGGTTCTTCGAGGAGGAGCCGTTTGTCGGCAAAATCCACGATCCCTGCTGCGGTCGTGGCAATGTCATCCAGGCGGCTCGCGCCGCTGGCCATGCCGCCATGGGGTCAGACATCGCACCGGCCGAGGAAAGGGGCGGTGACGAGCCGCACCTCATCCGCGACTTCATGACCGCAGACGTCGGCCGCATTCCGAACATCGCGAGCAACCCGGCCTTTCACCTCTGCGATCCGCGCGACGGACCGTGCCTTGTCCGGCGCGCCATCGATGTGACCGATGGCAAGGTCGCCCTCCTGCTGCCGACGCCGTGGGTCAACGCCCGCTCCTGGCTCCGCACCACGCCGCTCTATCGCGTCTGGTGGCTGACGCCGCGGCCGTCGATGCCGCCCGGCCGGGTGATCATGGCCGGCGAGAAGCCCGGCGGCGGCACGAAGGACTTCGCGATCTTCGTCTGGTGGATCGGTTTCGACGGTGCGCCGACGATGAAATGGCTGCATCGCGACGAGGGGCGCGCATCGTGATCATCCGCCCCTACGACTACGTCCGAGCTATCGAAGCCGCGCAGATCGACCTTTCGACGGAGAAGGCTGCGCAGGCATCGATCGCATCGGCCATCGCCGGCGTCTCGCCATCGCTCGAGCGCGAGGTGCGCCTGTCGGCCGAAAGCATCATCGACTTTTTCGGCGAAGGCCTCGGGATCGAAGTGAAGATCTCAGGCTCACCCATGGCGATCTTCGCGCAGATCGAGCGCTACGCCGCTTTCGACGAGGTGCAGTGGATCATCCTCGCGACCAGCCGCGCCATGCGCCTGCCCCCGCTCGTCAAAGCCAAGCCGGCCTTTGTCGCGTCGCTCGGTCGGGGGTGGCTGTGAACTTCGGCGCCGCCTATTACCGGCCCGGCATGTGGCGCATCCGCCTGAAGCCGCACGTCTCGCTGCGCTTCAAGCAGATGTTCCCCAGCATCAAGAAGGGCGACGTCTCGCCGTTCCACCTCGTCGATCGGCCGGACACGGCGGTTGATCTCGAATGGTTCTTCTCCCGCTATCCCGTCACCCTCTCGGATGCTGCGGCTGATCGGCTGCGCACCGGCGTCGCCGAGAGCCGCCGCCGCGAAGAGGCGCGAGATGCGATCCTCGCCGGCGACTGGCGGCCGGGCGCCGCGGTCGGCTTCAAGGAAGGCCGGGCGCCATTCCCCTATCAGGCCCGCGCCGCCGCGCTCGCGAGGGAAACCGGGCGGCTCCTGCTGCTTGACGACGTCGGCCTCGGCAAGACGATCTCGTCGCTCGCCGTCATTGCGGACGGTGAGCACCTGCCGGCGGCGATCGTGGTGCAGCCGCACCTCTCCAGCCAGTGGATCGCCAACTACATCAACGATTTCACGCATCTGCGCGCGCACGAGATCAAGACGACGAAGCCCTACCGGCTGCCGCACGCCGACGTCTACGTCTTCCGCTACTCCAACATCGCTGGCTGGGCCGACTATGCTGCGGACGCCGATTTCAAGGCGGTCATCTTCGACGAGATCCAGGAGCTTCGCCACGGCGACAAGACGTCGAAGGGCAGGGCGGCGCAGGCTTTCGTCGCGTCGCGCCCGCTCGTCATGGGGCTCACGGCGACGCCGATCTACAATTACGGCAGCGAGATCTTCAACGTCGTCGAGCTGATCGCACCCGGCGCGTTCGGCAGTTGGGACGAGTTCCTCACGGAGTGGTGCCGCCCGCACGGCAATCATTGGGTGGTGAAGGATCCGGGCGCGCTCGGCAGCTACCTCCAGGAGTCCGCGATCGCGCTGCGGCGGACCGAGGACAGCGAGGAGGTGAAGAGCCAGCTCCCACCGCTGAATCGCGTCATCTTCGAGGTCGACTGGAACACCGACGACGCGCAGGACGACCAGGCGCTTCGGAGGGCGCTGGCGCAGCGGGTGCTGCATGGATCGTTCACCGACCGCGGCCAGGCGGCACGCGAGCTCGACCTGATGATGCGACAGATGACCGGTGTCGCGAAGGCGAGGTCGGTCGCCGCCTACGTCCGGATGCTGGTCGAGGCCGGCGAGCCCGTGCTCCTCGCCGGCTGGCACCGCGAGGTCTACTCGATCTGGCTCAAGGCGCTCGCCGACCTCAACCCGGTGATGTTCACTGGCACGGAATCGCAGAACAAGAAGCGCGAGGCGAAGGCCGCCTTCATGGACGGACGGTCAAAGGTCATGATCATGTCGCTCCGGTCCGGCGCCGGCCTCGACGGGCTCCAGCACCGCGCCGCGCATGTGGTCTATGGCGAACTCGACTGGTCGCCGCAGGTGCATGTGCAGGTGACCGGCCGTCTCCGGCGTCGCGGGCAGAAGCGTCAGGTCACCGCCCACTTCCTGCACGTCGACAACGGATCCGACCCGGTCCTGATGGAGACGCTTGGCCTGAAGGCCTCGCAGTCGCACGGGATCCTCAACCCCTACAGCAGCGGCCCGACCGAGCAGCAGCAGGACCAGACCCGCATGCAGCGGCTGGCGCGGCAGGTGCTCGGCTTGGGCGAGGAGGAATGACGATGAGAGTGGTGGTCTATGACGATGAAGGTTTCATCGCGCTCGACTACGACGAGACGTCCGAAAACGTCCTGGCGCCAAGCAACGATGAGAAGGCGGATGTCTTCCGCGTTCTGACTGTCGCTCGAAATACCGTCGCGGCGGCAAGCGAAGTAGCGGCGAGGGGTACGAAACGATGATGCTCCTCGCCCTCGACCCATCGAACCAGATGGGCTTCTGCTTTGGCCAGCACGACGGCACGCCAATTTACGGCACCCACCGGCTGCCCAAGGCGCGCTTCTCTCGCCAGGCGCTCGCGCTCGAGGAGATGCTCCTCGACATGATCAAGGCCAATGGGATCGAGCGCGTCTACGCGGAGAAGCCGATCATGCCCCGCGTCACCTCGTTCGACGCGATGATCGCCATGGCCGGCAAGGCGGCCGTCATCGGCATGACGTGCGCCCGCATCGGGATCGATCTCGTCTACGTCGACATGGCGTCGTGGCGCAGCGAGTTCGGCGTCCCGACGCAGGCGCCCAAGCGGGTCGAGAAGAAGGACCGGCGGAAGTGGGTGAAGGCCGCGACGATCGCGCGGTGCGAGGCGCTTGGTTACGCGCCGCAGGACGACAATTCAGCGGACGCGATCGGCATCTGGTGGAGCCGGGCGGAGGCCATCCGCGCGCGCGAGGCCGCGCCGACGCTGTTCGAGACGGACATCACTGAAGGCATGGAGGTCTGAATGCCCTCCTGGAATGGGCCCGAAAGTCGATGGGTTGGCGGATTGGCGCACTGGACGTCGGGCGACCGCGCCTACCTTTCGGTTGCCTTCACGTTCCGACTGCCAGAGGCGCGCAAACTCGCTGTCTACTACTCGACCCTTGGGCTCAAGGTTTTCGCCGGCGGTCCGGCCTTGGCTCACGTGAAGACGCAGAAATTCATGGAAGATGTCGCATGGGTTCCGCGCGGTGCAGGCAATCCCGGTCGGTTGGACGGCGCCCTTCAGCGCCACAACCCGGCGGCTACGATCGCGAGCAGGGGGTGCTCCGAAAAATGCAGCTTCTGCATTGTGCCGTTCATGGAGGGCGATTTCACCGAGTTGCCGGATTTCCCGGTCCTGCCGGTGCTCTGCGACAACAATCTGTCCGGCCTGCCGGCGGAATACCAGGATCACATCGTTCGGCGCTATCAGGAGGAGGACATTCCGCTCCTAGACGCAAACAGTGGGTTCGAGCCACGATCGTTCTCGGCGGTGGTCTTCGATCGGTGGCGCACCATCAATCGCGGCGTCTGGCGGCTCGCCTATGACGATATGGCGGAACGGGAGTTCATCCGCGAGGCTATGGCGGTTCTTCGCACGGCAGGTGTCGGGCCTCGAAAAATTCAGATCTACACGCTCCTCGGCAACGAGCCGTATGACGCCTGCATGCAGCGGATACGGGAGGTCATCGAGTGGGGCGGTGAGCCATTCTGCCAGCCGCTGATGAAGCTCAATTCGCTAACCCGCGATCCTCACGTCAAACACGATTGGACCGCGCAGAAGCTCCGGGCCGTCGCGCGTTGGGCGAACAACCATATGTGGCGATCGGATGCCCCGCGCTTTGAAGACTACGACCCGAAGGTCAGGCGAGCCACGCGCGCCAAATATGATCCGAGGCAGGGCCTTATGATCTGATGGCTCGCTTCGATCCGCGCCTTCTCGACGACATCCGCGACCGGCTGCCGATCTCATCGGTGGTCGGTTCTCGCGTGACGTGGGATCGGAGGAAGACGAACCCGGGCCGCGGCGACTTCTGGGCCTGCTGCCCTATCCACGGGGAGAGGAGCCCGTCCTTCCATTGCGAGGACCAGAAGGGGCGCTACCACTGCTTCGGCTGCGGGATCTCGGGCGACGTGTTCCGATTCCTCCAGGAGGTGGACGGGGTCTCCTTCCCGCGGGCGGTTGAGATGGCGGCGCAGCTCGCCGGCGTGCCCATGCCCGGCGCACGCGAGGAGACCGCCGCCGAGAAGGCTGAGCGCGACCGCCGAGCGGCGGAGCTGGAGCGGAAGAAGCAGCGCGACGCCGATCGCGCGGCGCGGGAGGACGAGCGCAAGCTCGCCACTGCCGCCGGCATCTGGCGATCGACGCAGCCGCTCGCCGGGACGCTCGCTGAGATCTATCTCCGCTCGCGCGGGATCGCGGCGGCCATGTTCGTCGACGAGCCGAACCTGCGGTTTCACCCTGCGCTTCCATATCCCGGCGACGGCAAGCACCCGGCGCTCGTCGCCCGCGTCCAGCGCGCCGACGGCACCGGCTGCGGCGTCTGGCGGATCTACCTGGCGCCGGACGGCCGAGGCAAGGCCGACGTCGAGAACGCCAAGCTCGGCCTCGGCAATGTCCGCGGCGGCGCCGTGCGGCTCGGCGGCGAGGGAACGACTATCGGCATCGCCGAGGGCGTCGAGACCGCGCTTGCCGCCAGGGAGATGGACAGACGGCATCCGATCTGGGCCGGCCTGTCGACTTCCGGCATGCAGACATTCGAGCCGCCGGAGTTCGTGAAGCGCGTCCTGATCTATCCCGACGGCGACTCGCCGCGGTGGAGGGACGGTGAGGTGAAGGGCCCTCCTGGAATTCGTGCCGCCATCCTGCTGCGCGATCGGCTTTCCGGCGCGGGGATGCCGGTGTCGATCGTTGAGCCTCCGGTCGGCGGCGACTACCTCGACATCCTCAAGGCGATGAAGGCGCTCGCCTGAGCAAATCCTGTGCGAGTCTACGATCAGACCACGCTAACCGCGCCGCCAGCCCGCAGCACGCCGCCCCGGCCGCGATCATTACCGTCGCCATGACGGCCTGCGCCATCCCGCTCGTCACCGTTTCCACCACCGCCTGCGTCATCTTGCGCCTCCATCCGTTGCGATGTGTCGCTTATAGGCGCCGAGCGGTTAACGGCTGGTAAATTTCGTCGGAAATAAGCGACATCACGTGTTGCTTTTGGCGCTTTCGCGGGGCATGGTTTGTCCATCGAAACGCACCGTCGATGGAGCATCCAGTGCGCGCACCCGATTCCTCACGCATTCTTGACATCAAGCCTTTCGTGCCGGTCGGCGGCGCGGCTGCGGCGGTCGTCGCCCAGGCCGCCGCGCTCAAGGCCGCGCGCGGCAACGTCGCCAATCGCCCGACGGACGAACGCTGATGCCGCGGGCGTGGACAACCGAGGACGACCGGCGGCTCCTCGAGCTCAAAGCCGCCGACACTCCCCTTCGTCAGATCGCCGCAGAGCTTCATCGCAACCGGACCGGCGTCGAGACGCGCTTGCAGCAGCTCGGCCATGCCGTGCAGGTTCGCCAGCCGCTCGCAGACGAGACGATCTGCGCGGCGTGCGACGAGATGATCCTCGCCGGGAAGACGGCGGTGGCGATCTCGGCCGCGTTGACCGAACGCTTCGGCGTCATCGTGAAGGCGTGGCAGGTGCGCGGCCGCAGCTTGCGCATCCAGGATCAGGTGCGCCGGAAGCGGGCGGAAGACCTCGCCGCAGCCGAAGCCGCCGCTCACGCCGCTGCGGAGCGAGCGGCAAAGGAGCCCCGAGAAGTCCGCTGCGGCGATCTCGTCATTTCAGTCGCGCGCCGAGAGGTTCCCGATACCAGCGTGATGAAGGACGGCCGCTTTCCGCGCGTGCATGTCTCGCTGCCGCGCATCTCGATGGGCGAGGCCGCCGCGTCGTGACTGCGTACTACAACGAAATCGATCAGGACGCAGCTGGGATCCTTCGGCGGCTCATAGCCGATGACGTGATTGCCCCCGGCGAAGTCGACACTCGCTCAATTCAGGAAGTCTCGGCCGATGACCTTCGAGGGTTCACGCAATGCCACTTCTTTGCCGGCGGGGGCCTTTGGTCAGTCGCAGCTCGACTTGCTGGATGGCCTGACGATCGCGAGCTCTGGACCGGGTCGTGCCCTTGCCAGCCCTTCAGCACTGCCGGCAACGGGCTCGGGTTCGATGATCCAAGGCATCTGTGGCCCGACTTTCATCGCCTCATCCGTGCCAGACGGCCCGCTGTCGTCATGGGAGAGCAAGTTGCGCGAAAGGCTGGGCTCGATTGGTTCGACCGAGTCCGCTCTGATCTGGCGTCGGACGGTTTCGCCAGCCGGCCTGTCGTTATCCCGGCTTGCGCCGTTGACGCGCCGCAGATCAGAGAGCGCATCTATTGGGCCGCGATCGACATGGCCTGCGCCGCAGGTGGCGTTGTCGCATGCGGAAGATCCGGAGAAGCACGCGGCGCGGCAAAAGCGCATGACGGCGAAGGGTTCGAGATTCCCTGGGCAGAACCTGCCGACGTTGATGACTGCGGCCTGGGCCGCAGTCACGGCGAGGGACGGCAAGAACGCCAACGCGAAGCCGTTCAAGGAACGCGGAGGCGGGAAGAAGGGCGAGCAACTGGTGAACCAGATCGCTCACTTCGCTCCAGGAACTGCTCTTGGTGGACTGACGCCGAGTGGCTTGCCTGTCACGACGGGAAAGCGCGGCGTGCCAAACCCGGTCTTTGCCTTCTGGTTGATGGGCTTCCCGGACGAGTGGGTCTCTGGCGCGTTGGCGGCAATGCGATCTCGCCAATCCTCGCGGCGGAAGTGATCGCGGCTTTCCTGGATTCCGAGGCAGCCGCATGAGCAACCGCCGCCGAGAGCAATTGCTGCCGGCCACCGACTCGGCACCGGGGCACGAGCGGGCGATCATCGCCTACTGCCTGACGAACCCGGCCGAGTTCTTCGACGTCAGCGATCGGCTCCAGCCGGCGCACTTTTCCGTCACCAGGCATGCCCGCATATGGGAGGCGATGCAGAAGGTCGCCGCCGGCGGCCACACGCCCAACCGGCTGCAGGTCCGCCTGCGCATCGCCCCAGAGGATCTTAAGGAAGACACCACCCTCGAGATGTTCCTCGGTGCCCTGATCCACGAGCTTCAGGGCAACATGGAGGGCTTCGACTTCCTCGCCTATGTCGACACGGTCGCCTCGCTCGGCCAGCGCCGGCAAATGCTCGATGCGATGCAGGACGCCATGGTGCGGATCCGCGCCATGGACTCGTCCGTGCCGAACGAGGATCTCGTCGATGAGGCGGTGCGGGCGATCACCGCGTCCACCGGCCGGTCCTTCGACCGCGACATGCGGACCTATGGCGAATTCGCTGACGAGGTGGCGCAGCGCGTCACGGCATCGCTGGACGCGGGCGAGGGCGGCGGCATCGGCCTGTCGCCCGGCCTGAAGGCGGTCGAGGAGGTCATGGGCCCGCTGATCGGCGGCAAGGTCTATGTCCTCGCCGGCATGTCGTCGGGCGGCAAGTCCGCGCTGGCGAAGACGATCGTCGAGGCGGCCTCGCTTGACGCCAAGCGCAAGGGGCTCGGTTGGGCCTATGTGGCCAGCCTGGAAATGAACGGGCAAGAGCACGCTGCCCGCGCCTTGGCCGATTTCCTCCGCATCCCGTCCTACAAGATCGAGCGGGCGGCTCTGAACCGCGCCGAGGTCGACATGATCGCCACGCGCGGCCGGGAAAAGCTTCACCAATACCCGATCCTGATCGACCAGCGCCGGCGGATGAACATGGAGATGATCCGGGCCCGTATGGCTCAGGTCCGAATCCAGCGCGGCCTGTCGCTCGCCGTGATCGACCACCTCCTCCTCATCCGCGGCGGCAAGAAGGACTCCCTCATGGACCGGGTCATGGAGGCGGTGATCGAGGCGAAGATCATGGCCGGCGAATTCAACATCCCGATCATCCTCCTCGCCCAGATCAACGAAAAGAACCTCCTGGACAGGCCGAGCGGCTGGCCGATCGCTTCGGACCTCTTCGGCGGGGCGTCGATCACGCAGAACGCCGACATCGTCGCCTTCATCCACCGCCCTGAACTCGTCACTCGCAAGAAGGAGCCGAAGAAGGAGGCGACCGAGCAGCACGACAAGTGGACCCAGCAGCTGGAGCGTGAGCGCGGCAAGGCCTGGTTCTTCTCGGACAAATCGCGCGGCATGGAAGGCGGCGTCAAGCGCGAGCTCACCTTCGACGGTGCCACGACCAGCTTCAAGGACGTGTCATGAGCGACGCCCCGCACTTGCACGTCAGTCACCACGCGATCAACCGCTACTCCGAGCGCATCCTCATGGGGCCGGCTTCGATCAACGATCGCGCCACGCTCTTCGCGCTCGAGGCCGAGATCTTCTGCCTCCTCGCCCGGTGCAATCTTCCGCAGTTCCCTCGCTACGTCGCCACGGTCGGCCGGGCGAGGTTCGTCATCATCGGCGGTGTCGTCGTCACGACGCTGGCGCCCGGCGGCGTCGCGTGGGTCGGCCGCCACGCTCCCAACCATCAGACAGAGGTCGAGATCCATGACCGCTAAAGCCGGCAACAGCTGGCGCGCCTTTGCCCTTCCGTTCGGCACGAGCTTCCAAGCGATGGTTTGCGTCCCGCACAAGGCCGAGCCCTACTCGCTGAAGCGGGATGGCAAGCCGATCCTTTTCCCACGGGAGGGGGCGGCCCGGCGCGCGGCCTATGAGCACATCGTCGACGACATCCTGCAGCGGCCGATCTACGCCGAGAACCTCGCGCCTCGGCTGACCGAGCACGAGAAGCTTCAGCATCAGGTCTTCGGCGCCGCCGGCGTGCAGCCGGACCATACGGCCGAGCAGACGTTCGGCGTCGTCTTCCAGAAGGGCCGCAATGGCAGCAGCCACGAGGTCAAGGTCGAGAGGATAGGCCGGCGGCGCCGGCGGAGGGAAAGCAAATGATTATCGGTCGCCGATCGAAGCACACGGACAAGAACCTCTACATCGCCTCGGTGCTGTTCCTGTACGGCCTGAGCGAGAGCCAGATCGCTCGCAAGATGACAGCCCATGGCCTGGGCGAGTTCACGAAGGGGCGCGTGTCGGGGATCCTCAACCGGACGCCGTTCCGCGGGCTCGACCATGCGAAGCGGCAGGAGAACCTCGACCATCTGAAGCAGCATCGGCTCGACGGCGGGATACTCGGCGAGTTCGTGTTCACGGCGAGCAGCAAGGACGGGAGGGGAGGGCGATGAGCGAGACCTTCCTCGACGGTCGCGTGACACTGCACGTCGGCGACGTGCGTCAGGTGCTCAGCAAGATGCCGGACACATCGGTCAACTGCGTCGTGACGAGCCCGCCTTACTTCGGACTGCGGGATTATGGCGTCGCTGGGCAGATCGGTCTGGAGGCGACGCCGTCAGAGTTCGTCGCGGCCATGGTCGACGTGTTCCGCGAGATACGGCGTGTCCTGCGTGATGATGGGACGCTCTGGCTGAACCTCGGGGATAGCTACAACAATTCCGATAAGTGGGGCGGTGGCGGCGCCAACACCGGCAAGCATCGGCGCACACCGGATGGAGACGTAGCATCATGGAAAGCCGTGCGGCGCAAGTGGGGCGGCATGGAGGGGCTCAAGCCGAAAGACCTGATCGGAATCCCGTGGCGCGTCGCCTTCGCGCTTCAGGAAGACGGCTGGTATCTCCGCAAGGACATCATTTGGCACAAGCCAAATCCGATGCCGGAGAGCGTCACGGATCGCCCGACGAGCGCCCATGAGCATCTGTTCTTCCTGACGAAGTCGCAGCGGTACTGGTACGATGCGGATGCGATCCGCGAAGGAATGGCTCCTTCCAGCATAGCGCGCCTCTCTCAATCCAACCTGCAAAACCAGATCGGTTCAACGAGAGCCCACGCCGGAGGAAAGACCAACGGCAACATGAAGGCAGTCGGCCGCGTTCGCGGTGTTCCTCCTCGCCATGCTCAATATGAAAGCAGCGATCAATCCGGCCTCGATGAGGTGACGCGCGGCGGCGGTCGGAATGCCCGCGACGTGTGGACGATCGCGACGCAGCCTTTCAGCGAGGCGCACTTCGCCACCTTCCCGCCAGAGCTTCCGCGTCGCTGCATCCTGGCGGGATGTCCGAAAGGCGGCGTCGTCCTCGACCCGTTCGGCGGCGCAGGTACGACGGCGTTGGTCGCGCTGCGGCATGGGCGCAGGGCGGAACTGATCGAACTGAACCCCGAATATGCCGCGATGGCTCGGCGCCGCATCGAGACGGAGTGGCGGGTTCCGCAAGAACATGTCGCTGACGATTTCGGCCCGCTTTTCGCAGGAGATTTAGCATGAATTGGCCGGTTGATCGGCGCGGCCGCCTGGCACCGCCGCCACAATACGACGCAACTGCCGAGAAGGCGAAAAGCGCCGAGCGGGCAGCGGCCGGCAAGGTTCGGTCGGCCATGACGCGCTTCGCCAAAGCGCACGGCGAGGACGCTCTGATCAGTCTGCTGAAACACGAACTCCAGAGCCGTGGCGAAGAGCGCTGGCGGCTCGACCAGTTGGCTCCGCCGCGCGCCGGCGCCGATGGGCAAACATCTCTACTGGACAGTGGCACATGAGCGACGGACCGATGGACCTATCCGGCGAGGTTGAAGACCTCTTCAAGAAGAAGATGCTCGAGTTCCTCAAGTGGTGTGAGGCCAATTGGCAGATTTCGGAGAAGGACCGACAAAGCGACGATTGGGTTGCAGAGAAAAGTGCCGAATACGTCGAGGGCTACAATGCCGCCATCGAGGGTCTCGGCGGGGCGTATGAGTGTTGGGCAGAGGAGTTTCTCCGGTGAGCGCCTTCTTCAACCTGATCGCCCATTCCCCCGGTAGGGGTGCGGTGTCCGCTACCAGGGGGGCGCCAATCGTTCTGCCGCTAAAGGCGTTCTATCGGCGGGAGCCGCGTTTCGAGCGCCGACGGGCGGCCTTCTATGCCGACCTCGCCCGGGCCTTCGGCTCGCAAGGCTGGTCATTCCCGCGCCCGGCCATCTCCGCTACAGGTAGGCCCGGCCGGGAGGGGCGCCCGAAAGAGGTCGAGGTCAAATCCATGAAGGGGCCCGGCGGCAGGCAGCTTGGCATCGACCGCGACCTCTACGGCGGCGTCGTCGAATACCTCGAGCTGACGAACGTCATCGACGAGCCGGTCAGCCTTTCCGCCAGCGATCGCGAGAAGGACGAGGCGCGCCGCTGGGGCGACATCCGCCGGCGGGTGGCCCGCAACATCCGTGAAACGGACGAAGGCGCCCAAGGCTCGCCCCTGTCATCGCCCGACTGGATGGCCACGCCGACCGGCAACGCGCCGGGCCCGACGACTGTCTCAGATGTCCGGCTCTGGTGCATGGAAGCCATGGGCGAGCTGCACAAGCGGATGCCGGCGGACTCCATGGCCGTGATCAACTCCGAGATCCTCGGCGACGCCTTCAGTTTCATGGCGATCGAGAGCCGGGAGGCAAAGGCCATCGCGATAGAGGATCTTCGCCGGGCCCTTGACCTCGCCGCCTACATCTTCAAGCCTGGCGACGAGGTGACATGGGACCGGCTGATGAAACGCTGGCCGGAGGTTCGCTACGGCGAGTTGCGCAAGGCGATCCGCGCCGGGCGCTATGGCCGGGTGGCGCCGGCGGATCTGAGCAAGTAGGAGACACCATGGCGATAGATCACACGGCCGAAGACGGCTTCCGCTTAGCGGTAATGAAGAGCGCCGAAGTGGCCGGCGCCGAGCCTGGCGGCGTAGCCGTCACGGTGACGGATGATCTGGCCGGCGGCTACGGCTATTTCGGCTTCATCTACCTCAAGTCGGAGCAGGAATTCCGAGCTTTCGTCGAGCACGTCAAGAGCGTCGGTCGGTCTGTCGGATGGGAAGCGGATTGACATCTTCGCCACAAGGGGCCCGCAGCATTTGCGCTACGGGCCCTGTTCGTCGATGAGTTCCTCCTCCGTCACCCTCAGCGCCCGGCGCATGTTCTGCGGATTGGCGAGCAGGACGAGCAGCACCCTGAGCCAGTGAGGTGCCGCGTCCTGCTCGGCCTGGGCTTCCAGATAGCGCTGCAGGCTGCGCGGCTGGGCGCCGGTGAGGCGAGACAACTGGCGAAGCGTCAGGCCGGCGTCGGTCATGGCGCGGGACATCTCCGCGCCCGTCATGCGTCTGTGCCTGTATCGTTGGCTCACGGCCGTTTCCTTTCGCTGGTGCGCCATGCTCGGCGTCTGGTGGGTCCGCCTCGGAATATGCGAGGCGCGCCGCCTGGCCGCAACTGCGGCGCGCCAATTGCCTCGGTGGAGGGTGGGGATCTCCGCTACAGGTCGTTCCTGATGCCGACGAAGACCGGAAAGCGCGGCGCGCCCTTTGATCCCAGCCCCTGAAACTTGAACGTGACGAGCTGGCCGGGCAAGGCGTCGCGCCGCGCCCAAAGGTCGGCCCGGGTCGCATCGTCCATGCCGGTGCCGATCTCGAAGGCGACGCCGCTATAGGTGGCCTGCAGCGCGCCCAACGTGCCGCAAGGGACCAGGCCGGCCTTTGCGCTTGATCGCTTGGAGCGGCCGAGCGCGTCCCGCTCCGCCTCGTTGCCGTTGTGCATGCGCTCCACGGTCCCGGTAATGACCGCCTCGGCATCCTCGAAGCGCTTCACCTTCAGCAAGATTCCCTCACGCGCCGTCGATCGGCCGAACTTGTAGCGCCCGGCCGGGTCGCGGAGCATGACGCCTTCCCAGCCTTCGACGTCGACGCATTGACGCTCGAAGGCGACGAGCTCGGCCGCATCAGAAATCAGCCGGTGCGTGACGAATGCAACCGGGTGGCCGGCTGCCTCGGCCGATATGGCGAAGATGGCTGCGGCGTCCAGGCGCTTCGAAAAATGCGCGTCCCATGCCTTGAAGCAGTCGAAGACGTGAAACCGCGCGTCCGGCGCGCCGTCGGCGCTCATGACCTTCGATTGCACCGTGTTGAAATCGTCCCGAACACCGTTGGTATAGGTCAGCAGCTCGCCGTCCAGGTGCGGCTGCAGGCCGGCCATGATGCTCTGAATGTGCCGGTTCGGGATCGGCTTCAGGTTCCTCGAGCAGATGACAGGCAGGATGCCGGTAAGCGCCCGGATCCCATCGATCTTGGGCGAGGCGAGGACCGGGAAGCGCGCCGCCTCCAGGTCGGCCTTTTCCGCCAGTAGGGGCTTGAAGCCGGCGGGGTGAATCGTGGTCATGTCGGTTCCTTTCTGGTCTGCCATGATCGGCAAGGCGCCATTGTGCGCCGGTAGTGGGTGGATATGCGCCGGTAGCGGGTCAGCGCTTGCGCCTGGCGGCGGCGTTCCGCTCCATCTCGCGTCGGAAGTAGTCGGCTTGCGGCGGTAGATCGTTGCGCCGCCGCTTGATGCCTTCGCGGATCGAATGAGCGCACCAATAGCCGGCGCATCCGTCGTCGCCTTCGATGTCGCGGCTGATCGAATGCGTTCGATTGCAGCCGGCGCAAAACCATGTCTTCGGGGTCGCGAATGGTCCGGGCATGGCACGAGCCTTTCCTGTTGCACCGCTCGGGCACCTAGATTGTTCGTCGGTGGAGGAGTGCGGCGCCGGATCGCCCGACGCCGCTACAAGGGGCTAGATGCGCGGCGCCTGAAGCTCGCCGGAGAATGACGAAGCGTCCCAGCCCTCGGCATAGAGCGTAAGGAACTTGCGCACCTTCGACGGGCTGGCGACATAGGCGCGCCCGCGCCCCGTCCAGCGGCAGTTCAGACCGTCGCCGATTAGCCGAGCCGCCCGCGTCTTGTAGCCGTCGCAGGACGGCGCCCGGACCTGCAGCATTCCCTTGGCATAGGGCGCCACGGAAACGCTGTAGTCCTCGGTCTGGAGGATCGCGCCCGCTTCCTTGAGAGCATCGAATGCGGCTTTGCCTGTGGTGTTCATCGTCGTTTCCTTCAAAGGGCGCGCCATGATCGGCGCTTGTTCGGCTCTAGCGGCCGGAAGACGGGCGCAACGCGGCGCCCGTCACACAAGGCGCTAGTAGGGCAGGGACTGGCGAGCGGCCGCGATGGCGCGCCACGCCGGCAACGTCGCCCTGAAATGGCGGTAGGCTTCAATCAGCAGGATTGCTTCATCGAATGTGCGAGATGGCAGGATTCGTTTGCGCAAGGTCGTGCCTTTCACGGAATCAGGATCATGCAGCCGAACCCGAAGAGAAAAGCCGACAGCGCGGCAAGCGCGGCCAGATCCTTCAGGAATGCCCGGACCGGCTGCGGCTCGAGCCCGACGCTGCGCAAGTCGGAGTGCCGCTGCAGCCGATCGGCCTTCATCATCAGCCGCTCATGGCGCCGATAGTCGCGGCGCTTCATCACGCCGAAACAGGCCTTGCGCTCCAGGTGGTGAAGCTCGCGGCGCATGGCCGGCGGGACGGGATCGAAAGCGTTCGCCATGGTCACGCCTCCGGCTTGATGGAAGCGATAGCAGCTTCACGCGTGGCAAAGTGAGCGCGGCCGTCAAAGCCGACAGACGGGCCTTCGTCATCGACTTCGGCTTCGTCGTCTGTCGCGACGTACCATCCGCCGATGTCGTGGCCGATATAGAATCCCTCCGGCGCAAGCGGTTCGGCGTCCGAATGCATCTCGTCATAGATCCGCTCAATCACGGCGTCCGACGCGATGCCTTGCCCGGTCGTGGTACGCGCCCAGACCGTCAGCCCGGCGAAATCCTTGTCGACCTTCTCGCCCTTCTCGGCGAGCTTGTCAGCGAGCCAGTCGGAAACGATCCAGTGCTCGAAAACCTCGCTGTCGATCGGCTCAAGGTCCCAATCCTCGCAAGCATCCTCGGCACTGCTGTAAGTCGCGTCCTTCGAGGCGCTATGCCACTCGCCGGACGCGGTGCGAGAGAAGCCGGCTTGAATGGCCGCCTCTTCAAAATCGGCGATCGGAAAGGCGAGTTCCTGCGCCTGATCCATCAGCGTGCCGAGGTCGTCGGCGCCGTGGCTGTAGTCGCTGCCGGCAAGCGTCGAGACGAGCGCCGAAACGCAATAGTGCACCTCGCGATTGACGAAGGCCTGAACGGCCGATTGATCGTCTGAGGGGCGGATTTTGGACGGGTTCATAGTGGTGGTTCCTCAAAGGCGCGCCACAATTGGCGCTGTTAGTGAACGGAGGTGAGCGAGCGAGCGGCTTGCTTGCCGGCCACGTAGCGGCGAGCGGCGCCCACCATGTCGATACCAGGGATCGTCGGCAGGTCGCCGCCCAGCGCTTCCTGTACGGCTGCCAGCTTCGCCAGCAGCTCGAAACACAGATCCCGGTATTGATTGCGCGTCAGGAACGACGCATCGAGGTCGCGAGCGTCCATGCCGCGCGGCCGAACCGCCGTGGCCGGCTCGACACGCCGCGCCGGGGCTGCCCGGCGATGCGCCTTGACCTTCACCGGCCGCTCGACAGCCATGCGCCGGTATTCGGTGAACACGTTGATGATTTCCCGCCGCGCCTCGGCAGACCGATCTGTGCGGCTGAACATCACCACGACGAGCGCCTGTTCTTCCGTCAGCCAGTATTCAGCGACTTCGCGCTTCGCGCCGCTGCCGATTTCGACCATCGCCGCACGGCGCGGCAATGGTGCATAGGTGTGGAGCTCCGAGGCGTTGCGAGCGATGATGTCGCGGATATTGCGCGGACGGTCGAAACCCAGCGCTTTGCCGAGGTCAACGTCGCGAACGCGTGGCGTCTCATCGTCGATTATGGCGAGGTCGGAAGCGGAAATATGGAAAGCGGTCATAGCCGTGGCCCTACGTTTGGTGTGGACCTGACCGGCAATTTCCAGATTGGCGGCCAGGCAACGGCGGGCTGGAAAACCGCGACGTAGGGCACGGCAGCCCGAAGGCTCCCACCGCGCCTGACCATAGAGCCGGAGCTTGGACTCCGAGCAAAGAAAAACGCGCTCGGAAGAGCTTCCGGCGCGTGTGGCGCCTACGAACGGTGCGGTTTCCAGGCCGCATCCGATCCCTTTTCGATCGGACAAGTTGAAGGTGGCACCGATCGCCAATCCCGTCAAGCCGAAAATCGAATTAAAACTACATTCTAGGAAGGAGGATGCAGCCGCAGGCCGTTTCTGCCATACAGAGGGCATTTCAACGGTGGAGGGAACAGTATGTTGAGAACGGCAATTGCAGCGCTGCTGATGATCGCATCGGCGCCGGCCCTTGCACAAACTGTCCAGGACCAGTCCGACAAGAATCTGTCGGATGAAGATGCAGCTGCCGTCATCCATGCGGCATCCCGCGACGCTTTCGACGCGGAATCCGCCCGCTTCCTGTCGCTCAACTACATGCAGAACGAAGACGGCCCGGTGAAACAGCATATTTGCGGGTTCATGAATGCGAAGAACCGCATGGGTGGATATGTCGGCTATCAGCCTTTCGTCTACAACGTGGCGGACAAGAAAGCGTTCTTCATGCCCGACGCCGTAGCAGAGCAGCCAGGAGCAAAAGAGACCTTCGTTAAGATGGTCGAGGCGATGGGCTGTCCCCGCCCATAGCATTGGGGTTTTCACAAGATCATTCCTTGCTGGCGCGCCATGCTCGGCGCTTCGATGCTGAGAGAGATTTCCGCCTAGCAGGCGAGCCACTCCGATTTGCGCGCGATGGCGTCGCGCCGCTCGCTCCGGCGGATCCGCTTGCGAGCATTCGCCCGGAAGCCGTCGTCGTCGATCAGCGCGTTATCGTTCGCCGCGCTCCGGCGGTTGTCATTGTGATGCGTCCGCATTTTCCGTCCTCCTGTGTGGGTCGCCATGATCGGCGGGGTTCGGCCTGGCAGCCGGTAGGCAGGCGCCCGCAAGCGCCGGCCAGTCTGCGGCCAGTGGGTTAGGCGACTCGATCGAAGGCGATGTCGTCGCGACCCGACATGATGACGCGGGCGCACCATGCCTTTGCCTTCGCGAGCGACCGAAAGCCGGGATTTTCGCCCGCGTTGCCATCGTGCTCGACTTGAAACCATCCGCAATGGCAAGCGATCGAATATCGTTCGCCCGAATGGTGACGCGTCACGCCGTCGTTTCCGGCTGCCCTGCGCCACACGATCGGCGCAGCGCGATGCTTGAATGCTTCCCGGTGCGCGCCAAGTTCGCACTCCGCCTTTGCCTGCAGGCGCGCCGCATGGGCGTCAGCTGCAGCCTTGTCCGGATATGCGGCAATGATGCAGCGATCGTTCCACACTGCCCAGCCTGTCGGCTCGACTGCCCAGCCTGGCCCATGCGGCGCCGCTCCGTAAAAGCTGCAGCTGCGCCCGTCAGTGTGGCGCCATACGTGATCCAGGGTAACGCGAAAGCTGGTCATGGTCGTTCCTCAGTGGCGCGCCATAGTCGGCGCTAGTTGATCAGGCTGCAGCGAATGCGGCGAGCGCTTCCTCGCGATCGCTGAATTTCATCATGACGGTTTCGCCGCGACCGAACATGCCATTCTCGCCCTTCGTCTTCACAGTGACGGTAAAGCGCGGGCGCCGGGCGCCGCTCTGCAGGACGTTGGCAATCGTGGTCTCTGTGATCTTCTCGGCAATGAACATCTGTCGGTCCTTTATGGCTCACCATGTTCGGCGATGACGTGAATATGCGGCACCATTCGAAAGCAGTCAATATGAATGTCGAAAAAAAACGACATGAAACGACACGGCCGCAAGCCTGGCAATAGGCAAGGCCGCAAGCCGGGCGCCTGGTCGACGATTGGCAGCTCGCCGCATCTCGTCGACGCCGCTTGGCGCAATTCCATTCCGATAAATGACACCTCGTCGACGGTCGGATACCGCCGGCATTCTCCAAAACCTCCAAAAATCGGAATGATTTTGCCGAAATAGGGGGCGGGTCGAAAGTCGTCGGCCTTGGATGCTGTCAC